ATTTTTTTTGTTTCTTTTTTTCAAGTCGTACAGCTTCTGTTCTTTCTCTTCGTTTATTATTTTGTTTTTCAACTCTGCTCTTTTTAGAAAAACTTTTTATAAACTTCTCACCAGCTTTAGCCGATGATCTAAGACTTTGATACGGTTCCTTTCCAGATCCCCATTTGTATCTTCCAGATCGTCTTGGTAATCCGTAATGTGCAAGATAATAGTCAGAGAATTCCTGATTATTGGCTAAGAAGTCTTTGATATCATCGGCTGAATAATTAGTCATCGTCATTCTCTCCCTTCTTATCATCTACTGAAACAGGATAGTACATAATGTACAATCTCCATTCCATTTCCTTAAGTTGCTCTTTCAAACTGTCCATTAACGCGCTGCTCGTTGGCGGATCAAATAACAAACGAGTTTTAATGTACACATAATCTTTTATCAAGCTTGACTTCTGGGCATCCTCTTCGAATTCACTCCAGACATTATCCAGACCAGTGATTCGGTATCCTTCTTTAGGACCAACTCCTAATTGCGTGAGGGTTGCAAAGGCAGAATTGATATGAATGGTTAAATCCAAGTCAAACTGCTCAAAGTCGTCAGGACATCCGATAAGCTGCTTGATAGTCTTAAGAATGCTCTCTTCCATTGAATTCCTCCTCAATGTTTCCAAGGGCATGTATCATTTGGTCTCCTTATTACAGGGCCGCTACGAACATTTGTATCGTGTCCATAGTGTATGGCATTATGTGTTTGATGGGTTGTTGTCACAACGTTATTCATGTCAAATGCCATTGGGTCTCGGTTAAGTATCATCTCTTTGGTAACTGGATTTATGTGATGTATCAACGGTCGTGTTTGTATCTCGTATCCTTCAACACCTAAATCGCAACCGCCATCTCTGACAATTACTTTATGCCGAAACTCTCTCCATTCGCCGGATGAATATAATGCCTGATTAACCCATCGGTCATAGCCGAATGTCTCGTATCCAACAGAACCAAACAGCATTAAATATTGCAGTCGTTCTTCAAACGTAGAATACTGGATCATTTCCAAATATGATCGTGACATTGGACTTGATCTACTCATCTTCGATACCCTGGTATCTACGCATTGCTTCAATTGCTGCGGCGTATCTCTCTTCACTCTTAGCAGAAGCTTCCAACGAATCGATTTTGGCTTTAGTCTGCTTGGTTTCTTCTCTGAGCTTGTCCTGTTCCAGCTGTTCTCTTGAAGAACCGAGTTTTAAGAAATGTGTAATGACCTGCGATGAGGCTGTGCCTTCACGTAACTGCTTTTCAGCAGCATCGAGTGAGAGATTAATCAAGTACTGTTCCCTGTCTTCAGGAGTCATAGGAACCCTTGAACGCTTCTTTGCGGAAGTAGCTGTCGCTGCTCTTCTTCCCATATACTTTTGTCTCCTTTCTAATATCTTTTGCCAAGGTTTCGAATACTTTACACTCTCTCTATAAGAGATCTAGGTATGTTTTAATGACCCTGAAAGGAGTCTTTAACTGAAAGAGGGTCCTTCTATGTGCGACAAAAGAAGACCAAGATCTCTTATAGAGAGGGCGTAAAGCCACTAACCTAAAACCCATTTTGACAGGATTTTAACCCCCGGAGAATTTTCAAGGAGGTCGGCGATGACAGAGGGGGTGCTATTTTAACGACCCCCTCCCGGGTGCTGATTGAATCATTCAGATGGCAGTGTAGAGCTTTTTCTTTTAATAGCTCTAAAACATTCAAATGATTCAAATGATTCAAATCTAAACTTTTGTTTATTTGTTACTATGAATTCTTGGTTTAGTTACTCCATTTTCATGAGTTACTTTAAAGTATTGACCCACAAAATCGTTCTTGAGAATAATCTCAATAGCAGCAGTCAATCGTGCTTCATATTCATCATCGCCCATGTCTGATACGTCAGCGTCAAAGTATCTAGCTAAATACCCTGAAGTGCAATAGCCCTTTGATTCGTCATATCGATACCAATTGTCAAAGTCAGTAAAAGGATCAAAAGGATTATCCACTGTTGTGATCCAGATATGTAGTGTATCATTACGATCAGCAGAACTCTGTGTTGCTAACTTAAGAGATCCATCGTTTGTGCTATTCATCACTTATTCTCCTTTCTATAAATATTTACTAACAGTTGACACAGAAAGTCCAGTCGCTTCAGCAATTTCAGCTTGTGTGTAACCGAAGTTAAGCATAGACTTGATTCTTGCAGCTTGTGAAGAACTAACTGTTACAGCTTTTCTTGGAGATGCAAGTTGCTTAACTTTGTCTGAATCAGCATTGTTAAGTATTTGTTCAAGCTTTGATGTACTGATTGCACCAGCTTGAATTGCTTCCCACTCTTTGTCTGATATGTCTACTTGCACATTAGACTTAGATGCACCAACCTTTGCTCTAGCTGCTGTTAAAGCTTGCTGTCCAGCTCGTTTGATTTCATCTGCTGTCCAATCAGGATTAGCTGCTTGCTTCTTCTTTAATGTCTTATTAGCTATGATTTGGGCCTGTCGCTCCTTTGGTGCGTTCTGTAATGCCCTGTTTAACTTAGCATTAAGACTTGCAACTTCTGCTGAATATACTGTTTTAGCTTGAGCATTCATCTCAATATTCTTAGTTGCAACCTGACTCTTTCTTGCCAAGTTAGCCATATGCTTAAGGGCATTGGCATAGTCCGCATAGGCAACCTCTTTTGGATTTGGATCTTTAGACAGCAGGGTACGTGCATCATTAGTAGCCGCCATTTTTGTTGTCTTGACAGTAGCCAGTTTTTCACCTCTTGATTCCCAGGCACCGTCTTTGTTTCTTTTCCAGTCCGTATAGGTACGCCCTGTGAGCTCCGGGTGCACTTCACCAGTTTTAGGATCGATATCCTTCAAACGAATCTGTTTTGTTTCTGGAACATAGGCTACCGACTTAGACCGGGATAGGAGTGTGGATGCACCCGCATCAGCACCGCCCTGGTACTTTTTCTTTAACTCGGCTATACGGTTCTCTTCAAAAGACCTCTTATAGTCCAGTCCATGCTTAGGGGCATCAATTACAACCATTGAGTGACGTACTGCTCTTGCAATTTCCTCAGGCTTTGCACCTTTGAGCTGCATATCAGTGATCAGGTTAGAGATCTTACCCATTTCCAATCCCTTACGTTTCTCAGGAAGTTTTGCTGTAACTCCTTCAATACCACGGTATGCAATCTTAGGATCGAAATCCTTTAAACCAATGTAAGCACTAATATCAGAAGTCGTTATCTTAACTTTTGATTTTGGCGAGTTCGATGGAATTACTACTGCTGTATCGCCATCAAAGTCAGCTCCAGATAATCTTTCAGCAACCTTGGAGTTGATTCCGACTGCATCAATCGCATTAGCAAGCATCGCTCTTCCTTGAGGATTCTTGTTGTTTACTTTGAGTTCTGGAATCTCAAATGTTCCACCATGCGGGAAACGAACAAGGCATACAGTCTCGCCATTCTTGTATGAAGGTGCATATATCTCATTATCTTTAAGCGAAGATACTGGCAAGATTACTTTAGAACTCTGTCTCGGAAGTGCAGCTGCTTTAAGCTCTACTGCCTGACTATCGCAACCTTCAGCAAAGTCTGCTAATAACTTTCGTTTAACAACTGGGTTTGTCATCTTTAGGATTTTATCAAGTTCATCCTGACGATTGTCAATTGATTGTTTAAGCTGCTTCTTTATAAGCGGGAGCTGCTGCTTTGATAAGAACTGAGAAGCAAGGTTCTTAGAATAGTGATCCCAATCTCCTTCCTCTTTCAGCTTGTTGATAGCTCCGAGCTTTTCGTTTCCATCTTTATCTTTATAATGGTACTGACCGTTTGCTTTAATTGTAGCTCCAAACGGATTATCAGGATCATCTTTCATTTTCTTGAAGACATCCATCTTTGGTACGTCGCTTGTTTTATTGGTATTGAATATAACATCAACGCCTTTTGGCATGTCATCTGAATAGATTGCCATACCTTTCAGATAATGAGTGCCATCAACAGCGATTCGCACCTGTGCATAATGTGAGTCTCCAAGATCCAGATCTGCAACTCCTCTTCGAAGCTCAATAACACCATCTTTCTCTAATCCGCCTTTGTCACCATATCTTACAGCTACTCGGCTTGACGAGATACTTGATGGATACTCTGGTGCCCAGAATGTTGTTCCACCATCATGGGAATACTCATTTACTGGCTGAATCTTGTCAGTGTGCTGCTGAACATCTTTCCATTCAGTTCCTGGAGGGCAAAGAACTTTTGTGGTCGTGTACTGGCCTTTCTGATTGATCTGTGGAACTCTGACTGAATGTACTTCATAACCAGCTTCTTTTAAGATCTGAAGAGATACATCCAATCTTGTTTTGGTAATTCCCATTTCTCTTTCGACTCCAGTACCAACATCGACAAAGTTCTTAGTGCTGACTCTCTTGGCTAAAGTCTCTGCTGCATTGATACATGCATCTTTCTTAAGCTTTTCGCCCTGGTTCAATAACGATCGAACTGTCGACTCTTTTGTTGCAGAGTCAAACATCATTTCAGCTATTTTGACATTGGAATAGCCATGCTCTTTCAACTTCATAGCTCTATTGATTCGATCTACTTTTTCAGCATTGACATAAATTGACTGCTTGTTTCGAAACTCAGTTGTTTTCATACCCATGAATGCAGCAATTTCTTTCTCACTTTTTCCTCGAGCTTTCATCTCTTGGACAGTCCTTAAGAACTCTGCATTATGCTGATATGGGTTATCTCCAGAACCCCAAGGATAACGACCAGAATGACGTTTAGTACCATAATGTGCTAAGTGACTCATACAACGCCCTCCTCTTTCTTAACAGTTGCAATGATCTTGTCAAACGACTTGATCTTATCCATGATCGGCAATATAATTTCCGGTGTAGGAACCTCTTTAAGAATATCATTATTTTGATAGATCCTCAATTCAATTCCAATATCTCCAGGCTTAATTCCATACTCCAAACAAAACAGCGCAGTATAAATTTCCAACTGCTGCATATGCGCAGGAATGTCGCCTGTTTTTAAATCGTGAATCCTAAGAAAATCTTTCGAAAACTTAATAGCATCCGCTGTTCCAAAACAATTCTCAGAATAATATAATACCTGCTCCGGTGTCATTCTATACCCAATTGCATCATTTACATGCATGTTGAGTGTTAGCGGGGATCTTGGCAACTTCTGTCGAAGCTTGATACATTTTGCTGCAAACTCATGCAACTCTGTTCCTTGCTGTGCTTTTAAGAATCGCCGATATGTACTCTCAAGCTTTTCAGCATCATAGTTTATCCAGTGATACTTACTAGCTCCGAGATATGCGTGATCTCCTTCTTTTACTTGTAAATGTTTCCTGAATTCCATTATAAACCTCCGTCTTATTTTGAGGGTAAATGAAACTTCCATATTGATCGAGTTCATTTGCCTTTTTTACGTAGTAATCCTGATTAGGTCTGTGACTAGCATTAGCGTCTCTTTTAACTTCGAGTAATGCCCAACCTTCTCTGTCTAATAAAACTAAATCCGGAATGCCCTGTTTGTAATTAGGGTCGTTCTTTAAAATAATAGAATCCGGGAATAACTCTTTTAACTCCGAAACTATATCGGATTGAATTTTATTTTCTTTCTTCATTGTTCTCCTTTCGTGAGGCCGGAGGTAAACGTAATGGCAGATTGTAGTAAACAGACGTAAGAACTTTAATATATAAAAGAGCCCCACGAAAAGACAAACAAAAAGGAAAGAGGCAGATTCTACTCTCCTCCCCTATAATAAGCTATGTTTTTTTCGCGAGGCCTATTTTATGAAAGCAGACTCGTTGAAGTTCTTTTTCTGAGCTAGAGCTCTTGTAATCCTAAGCTCAATTGGGCTTCGGCATTTTAAGTGAAAGTACTTAAGTTCTTTGTATGGTGTAGTAAGTCTGTCAATTCTTCCACTAGCCTGCTTCATCATTTTATACGAGTAGTTCTGTGAATAGAAAACCATTGTGTCTGTCTTTATACAATTCCATGCTTCCGACCCAGCATTGTATTGAACAAGATAAATCCATTTTGAATTACCGAATGGTTCCGGATCATGCCGGTGTCCATTTAACTCAGCAATTACAACATCTTCTCCAAAGTCTATATTTTTGATGATCTCTAACTCGTAATCGAAATTGTAAAAAACTATCAGCTTGTTATGTTCTTCGAAAATATTTCGTAATGCTTCGGCTCTGCTTTCATCAGTATAGCAGATCTTTCTTAGCTTATAGCACAACTCACTAACGTTTTCTATTGGTTCACCCTTTTCATAATCGAAACGGTTTTTCATAAGGTCCTTGTAAGCTTCCTTATCAAATGAGCACCAAACATCTTCATGATATTGAACAGCTGGATTTTGGTATGGCATATCAACCAGCACTCTTCTTCGCAGTCTATTCAATCTTTCGGTTCCAATGAATCTTTCGATTTGAGGGAACTTACTAAATCTAGAATATACACAATGTTCTGCAGTGAACTCGCTTTTGTTTTTGTAGAAACCATTCGCAATAAAGACTGGCATGTAGTCCATGTAGTTGTCACCAGGTGTTGCGGATAATAATATCCAGTCATTGGACTTTGCTATTTTAAGAAACGCTTTAGTCCAAGCACCATAACCTACCACTCGTTGCTCGTCAAAAATAAAGAAACTGTTTTGAACGCTAGCATACTTCTTAATGTTATTCCAGGAATCTATAACTACTTTATGATCATATATCTTCGTTTCATCATCTGGTGTTAGATAGAACCAACTCATATCCCCAACCCATTCACCGCTGTCTCTTTTCTTAGCAGTTGTTATAATATACAAATCTTTTGGATTCTTCATTTTAGTCATTGGTTCTACCGTTCCGCCATTCTGAATAAAGTAGTACGCGAGTCCGGTAATAGATTTACCAGACCCTGTACCACCACAAAGTATACAGCCATTATGCATTTTTCTTATTGCACTTATTTGGTGCGGCTTCAACTTTAATTCCATATTAGTCTAAATCGGCATATTTCTCAGCAAATTTGTTTTCACGAATAGTTACATACATAGAATCTACATATGCTGTGATTCCAGTACGACCGGACATTTCCCATTCGTAAGGACGAATTGAAAGATCGCAATCAGTAATATCCACCACATCGAGCTGCGCTACTGTATCTTCGTTCAGCAGTGTTTTGTGATTTCCAACAATAAGCCATACCTGTGTGTATCTGTTCATGTTCAGTTTTACAGGAAGAGTCCACTCCTGCTCTGACGGATCTGCTCCTTCCTGAAGGGGACGCTCTTTGACATTCCATCCTTCTTGTTTTAACTCATCAGCCATTACTGCGTCATCGATTACAACACTGAATCCTCTCTTTCCAGGATTGAATCTATCTCTCTCACCTGAAAAGTTCTTCCAAATAATATTTGCTCCTTCAATGTTAATGTTATTTACGTTTGCCATGATAGACCTTCCTTTCTATGCTGCTATATCGGTGTTATCATTTTTATGTTCATCAATTGCAAATTTCTCAAAGTCACCAAACTCTGAGATAGTTTCGATTGCTTTTTCAGCAAGTTCTTCATAATAAGACATATCAATCTTATCCTGAAAATTGTTTGTTAATACATCCTCAGATTCAAGCCAACGGTATCCCTTTGTTCCAGATGGTGCAAAGTACTTGTCGTCTTTTACTCTGAACAGCTGAGCTCCGCCGCAACCTTCTTTGATTGGACAGAACCTGCCGACTTTACCAACGAACTTAAAGTCATGTTCACCTTCTGCAAGATTCTCGTTAAAGTCGAGATCAAGCTCTCCACCATTGGTAACTGCAATTGTCTGGCATAAGTCATCAAACTCAATCTTTTCATGAGTGAATAGTGTCTTCTTTACATATGGTACTGCGAACTGAGTTCCAGTTGCTGTCCATCCTTCACCTTTCTCGTATGCAATATAAACTGCATTATTAACTAAGCAGATCTTCTCATACTCAGCTTCGATTTCAAATGTGTAACCATATTTTTTTCCGAAGTCGTAGATAAACTGCTCAACTTCTGGAGTCGGATTGTCGATTTTAATACTGTCAGTCTTGATATGAACGACATGTGCTCCAAGTTTCTCAACTTCGCCTTTAAGTGTTGCCATGAAGAGTGCTCCACGTTTAGCAACGATGTTATCGATATTTCTTTCATCTTTGAACAGGTTACTGAAATGAGCTGATGTCAATCCATATACAGAATTGATTACAATCTTCAGTGCCTTTGCAAGTTTTTCGAGTTCTTCTTCAGCTACGTTTGCAAATCTAGCAAATGCTCCACCAAACAGAGTCTTTAATGCTTCAACATCACGATGTTTAATTGCAATACGAGCATCAACCAGATCTTTGAATCTGGCCGTATACTTCTTGCCAAAGAGGTTTAGTGCGATAACTGAATGCGGATGCATTGATGCTATATCGAATGTTTTGACATTTCTGTACATTCCAGGATCAGCGATTACTAATCCGCCTTCATTCATTTTGATGTCACGATATGTTGATACTCCGTGATCGAATGTATAGCCTTCAAACTTATTTATCTCGTTGAATGTTTCATTACCATCCATGTCAACTGAAATACCTGTAGCAAGGTTAGTATATATAAACTCTCGCTGTGGGTTCTTGTCATTTCCAAAGATCAGTTTACCAGACAACATATTGTTTGTGTCATTCGGGCATCCTCCAGCAATCTCGGCTAATACACATCTTGCTTCAAAGTCTGCAATGTTAGCTTCGAATGTAGCTTCTGTTGCAATGACATCATTGTCACAGTATTCTGCAACTTTAGGCCACAGCTCTTCTGGTACTGGCTGATCCCAAGGTAGAGACCATTCCTGATGGTGAATACCTAATTCAATCTCCCACTTCTTCAGACTCTGCTTCTTAGCACAGAAGTCATAGACATCAGTGTAGCTTAAGTTGTATGCTGATCCGAAGAAAGCGTTTGGACTTTTGTTAATAATATCCTGTGAAAGCTGGAATAAAGCTTCTAATGAATATCCCATCATTCGAGCATACAGAATGTGATTATCATATCTTCGACAGTTGAATCCAATAAGTTTCATTTTGAGGAACTCTTCAACCTCTGCCGGTGACGGATTGATCATCCTGTGGCAAGGTCCAGGTTCTCCTCTATATTTCCAGTTAACCAATAACAGGTTTGGAAACACCTCAATATCATAGAATACAATTCTGTCGTCTTTTGGAGAGTTTACTCCAGCAACATCATCGGAGCAGTAGTGAATCTTTCCAACCTGCTCAAGACAATAGTCTGCATGGTTTGTACTTGACGCAGCAAATGCTACAATATCATTTCGCATGTCCGTTACATCATAGTGTTCTCCTGACTCGTATGCATCATCCAGAATCTTTTTAATGAAGTCAACACTTGGTTTAGTTCCAGGGTGACTTTCTTTCCGAAGATTTTTTTTGATCAATGCTCGAATCATCTTTTCACTGGCGACTACTTTAAAGTCGACCATATTATCACTCCTTTTCTTTAATGGTAATCCTGAAGATATAGTAGCAATTGCTAAACTATTGCATCCGTTTACAATTCTTCGCAATGCTCCTTTGCCACTATAAACCTTGATCTCGATATTGTCGCTGTATACATTGTCAAGCTGTTTAGGATCACCAGTATAATAGTAATGCAAATGAATCCCTGCTCCACTCTTTGAGAACTCGGCATATGTAGGAGGCCATTTTGACGCTGCTTCTAAGTTTAATTCCTTAGACTTGTATCCATCAGCATCTTTCAGGTCAAAGTCGATAACTATCAAATTCTCTGGAACTCTAACATAATGTAACTTGCTAGTATCCAGATCCTTCAATGTTGTACCAACTCGATCCCATGCTTTTGATGGTGCATCGCCACGAGCATATTGTGCAGGACAATCTTTGCATGCTTCATCCAGGATAGATTTAGTACTATCCATTTTGAGCCATGATTCTTTAGCTTTGTCTGGTGAGAGTTCTTTCTCAGTAAACTTGTCTTTCTTGAAGCCTTTGTAATAGCTTCTAACTCTTGTTCCATCTTCAAGCACTATTCTATCAATGAATTCGTCAAAGTAATCTTTTAAGTCTTCCCTGAATCTATACATTGGCATTTTGTTTGGAAGCCCAGTGCCGTCACAGTATTCTTTGTAAAGACTGTATGCTGCTTTTAATGTTGTGCCATTATCCTGTTCAAAGAATGGATAACAGCTTTCAACAAAGTTAAAGAACACATCTGTCTTAAACATCATTTCTAATGGCTTATACCCATCATAGTAATGCTTCCCATACATTTTATATATCTTGAGGCAGTGATTAGCTATAGCTCCAAGCTCATATGGAACCTCACTCATGCATTCTTGATAAGTATCTGGATCAAGCAGTTCGCCAGTTGGCTTAACATCAATCAGTCGTCTAATAATACCTGACTTTGCATCGGTGATTTTGACTGGTCGGTTTGTTCCCATGAACAGCATACTGTTAACTCGCATCGGATACTCGGCTTTATATTTTTCAGAAATGCTGATTTCCTCGTGAGCAATTATAGAGTTTAGAAGAGTGTTATCTTCGATTCTACTTAAATCGCCATCATGCTGAATCATTACTAATGGGTTATCCTTGAATGCTGCTGTTGCAAATGATTTTGACGGGTTAGCTAAGTCTTTAGCATTAAATGTTCCGCAATACCCTTGAAACAGCATTTGAATAATATTTAGAATTGTAGACTTACCTGTTCCTGCTTCGCCATAGAATACCAAGAACTTCTGAATCTTTTTTGAATCGCCAGCTATCACTGATCCTATGGCCCATTCAATTTTTCGTCGTTCTTCTGCATCGTATAGGGTAGAGATTATTTTATCATAGCCTGGAGTTTTGCCTTCTTCGATATCATACGGTAAGGTCTTGGAACGATAGTCCTCTTTACTCGTCTTCTGGTTTAGGAATGTAATATCGGAATCGAGCTGTATTGCAGAGGGCGGACTAAGCTGACAATACTTCTTATACTTTTCCCAGCGTCCATTATCGAAGTCTCTTAAATAGTCCTTTTCAATTTTGCTGGTTGTAGTTTTGCAAACCTTTTCGAACATTTCATCAATTAAACGATCCACATAATCGATGACATCATATTCATCAGTGGACCATCTATTATTCTTTTCATCCCATATAGCATAGAACGACTTACCTTTGCATAACAAATTGTCGACTTGTTTAGAAACAGCAAACGATGGGTGAATAACTGTAGCATCCCTAGACTTGACATATGAACTCTTAATCGTTACAAAATTCATACTTTTTCCTTTCCAGACCATTTGGGCACAAAAATGTGTTTCCAAAAACTTTTATATATATTAATACTCTCTTAATACTCTTTTAAAGTATATAAAAAATGGGCTTTTGGCCAATAAGGCCCTAAAAAGCACCTTTTTTCATCAATTTTTGCAACCCTTGGCCAAATTTATTTTGTCTGTTTTCCAGTCAAAAGTTCATAAAGTTGGTCTGCAGACGCTCCTTTTACGACTGAAATCAGCTGTAAATTTGCATTTTGTCCATTTTTGCCACATTCTCCGGCCACTGATAACCAGCTTTCACGCTTCCCATCAGACGGATTATACTGCAAAATCAGCAGTTTTCCACGCCTAGAATTAGGTACAATCTTGTCAACATAGTCCTCGTTTTTCTTATTATTTCCCATAATATTTACCTCAACTTTCTTTATTATTTTTATCTAAATCATCTTGTTATTTACGATGATGTCATGCATTTTATCAGCCTGATTGCCTTTCCAACATGCTACGGCTCGCAATCCAGCACTTTTACCATTCTCAATTTTTTCTTTAGCAACAGTAAAGTAGCTAGGACTAGCACCATCGGACGGATTATATTGGCATATAAACATCTCAGATTTATCCATATTAGGAATGAATTTCTTCGTATTTCCCATAATTTTTACCTCAACTTTCTTTATTATTTTCGCCTATTAACTTCTTTTAACCAACTCGTCAGGATACGACGTAGTATCAGTACTAGATTTACAGCTCATAAAATTCCCGGAACTCTGCTGAGCACTCTCAATCTTTTCTTTGGCATTCGTCATTTCACTAAATGTATTCCTAGACCCTTTACGATTATCATTGGTTGCATCTATCATAGGTGCCGTGTCCCAAGGTGCGGGCTTAGACTTTTCCATATATACTTTCTGCCCAATGCCAGTATACAAGGCAAAGCGCAATAAGACCTCGTCCCTAGGTATCATCTTACCCCTCGTCCCTAGTCGACCCAGAATGCTTCCATACCAGCTCATTCTTACCGAACGCTTCCGCCAGAATAGTAAGCAGCTTAATATCATTCCTACGCTGTTTGACAGTGCCTACGAATGGCTTTCCTGATTCTTTTTCCATAGTTTCAAGGTTCTTTGTAATTCGTACCAAGGCCTCCAAAACCATATCATGCTGGGCAGCCGAACTGAATCCCTTAAACTCTTCTTTCGTCATTCTTCTTCGACCCCTAAATCTTTAACCCAATCCAATTCCCCAGCAGCAAAAGACAAAGCAATATAACTAATTACCTCTATAGCCGATTCTGAGAATACACCACCGCAGCCATTCTTGTCTAAATATCTTACAGCGTTTAATACACCTTTATGGCGTTTTTCACCAGGAAAGATGCTTTGTATATATCTTTCTATCTCTACTCTTTTCAGCTCTTCAGGCGTCATTTTTTTACTCATAGATGAATTTCCTCCTTATAATTTGCATTGAGATACTCACACATCTGATCCCAAATCTGCATACGTCTCAAGTTCTTTTTAGTTCCTTTGACCCACCATAATCCGCCTTCTCCGTCCTGCTTATACTGACGTGAAGCGCATCTTTTGAGGATAGCTTCATCATCCTCAGAGCAGTCGAGGTAAAGTCCAAGTGAGTCAATCATAACGTTAAACCAATGCGGTGTACGGTCTCCAAACTCATCATTTCCCATAATGGAATCTTCGCACCGCATGGCTAACCCAACCATCATTTCAAGCCAAGAACACTGTTTATCAAGTAATGCTTCTCTGACTTCCGGATATCTATAGCCACACTCATAAGCGAAGGTTCCACGAAGATCGACACCGTCTGCAGCTCGGTTAGCGTCAAGTTTATGGGACCATTTGAAGTCGGTTGCGAACAGCCATTTGAATCCCTGAATGCGCTCATTTTTCGCTGGATCAACGGCGATTTTACTTAAAAGCCACTCGAAATAGTCCATTTTGACCCTATTTTTGTCGATTTTTGTCATTTTTTTCCTTTCTAGACCGTTTTTCGGCCTCTTTTTTAGCTTCTTTATACCTGTTGGCACTGTGTAATGTGTCTGGATAATAGAATACTATCATAACGTGACCTCCTCTAAGAATTCATCATAAGTCATGTCCTCGTACTGGATACAGTCGATCTTGACACCTTCGCGAGCGTTCTTCACGTATAATGTATCAACCTCGAACTCGCCAAATGAGTCTAAGTTCTCTTCACCAAGAAGCTCAATACCGTCCATAATTTCTTCAGTACCATCCTCTGAGTATACCTTGTTCTCCTTAGGTAAGTAGTTCCATACAACTCTCTTAAGACCATCATCTTCCATATAGTCGCTAGGATCAATAACAACTGGTCCAATTGCACAGTCTACGTTCTTTTCAACGTCGATTTCGTCGATTTTATCTATGTCTGGAGTCCGAATTTTGGTATAATTTATCTTTTCTACCCTGGCATCAGCCTCTTCTTTACCTGTATCTACACTGGAAATGCTCTTTTCTGTGGCTGAAGCGTACTTTTTCAGTGCTTTTTCAGCATCTTTTTCCAGATTTTCATTCATTTCCTTAAGATCCTTACTCTTTTCCTCGGGTTTTTCCTTGTGAGTAGCCTCATAATCAGCCTTAAACTGTTCAATTTCCTTGTCAATGTATACTTCACAGGCCTGTTTCATCCCAAAATACATACCTGCAGCACCTGCAGCTACTCCTAATACAAAACTTAATACTACTTTTCCACTCATTTATTTTTCCTCCTTAAGATACTTAGTATTAGACAAATCGATTTTCAACGATGCGCGATTATCTCCACTGTCGATAGATACATTGTATCCTGCATTGCCTAAGTAATCTGCAATCTCATTTGCTATTTTCTTTCCGTCCCTGGTAGCTGTATCAACTCCAAAAGAAACTAAATCAATTGAGATCTCGTAATCGCATGCCTTTGGCTCTGCCTTGCTCATATCAGCACCTAAAATCTGAACATCACGGAAATCAACAATAGACCCGTCAAGGGATTTCCAAAAGCTATTATGGCACGAATTGCAAAAGTAGCAATATCCTTTGACGCCGTCAATATTTTTCATTGGGATCGATCCTACTTTTCCACCGCACTTAGCGCATCTCATCTTGACTCCTCCTGTTCTTCCGGCTTAACCCAAGATACCAACAACGCAGCGTAATGCTCGTCCCTAGAAATTACAGAATGATATCCTAAGCTCCTTAAATATCCAATGATTGCTATAGTGATTTTGTGGCTTTCATCCTCAGAAATAGCAAGTCCACGGGCTGCAAGTTTAATAGAAGCATCGTAATTACCTACTTTAGCTTCTTCTAAAATCTTCCGTTCAATTTCGTCGAGATATTCTTTGCACACGTCATTGACAAAGCTAATATTATAAGCTTCTTTCGCACTGATCATCTTCTCTTACCTCTCTTTCTGTTGCACATGGCCATACCAAAATCACTAATAGGTACATACTCATTATTAGGATCGCTGATCGGCCACTCGTCGTCACTCCAAGCTTCATATACTGCACGGTTAGACTTATTCTTATCTACTATAATGTTGTGAGTTACATTTGTATGCTTCATTTTGATTCCTCCTTATTATACGATGGGTTGTCTTTACACATATACCTGCATGCTCCCTGATTTCTTACCTGAATATAACATTCGTCGAAGTAAGGACATGATCGCTCCTCTTCAGTGTACGTACGATCGTCCCTAGACGTATGCTCAAACTCCTGCATAATAGTACCCCCTTAAGATAACTTCACTGTCCACGATAGAATCATAGCTGAAGCAAAAAATACAATTATAAGATACGAGATAGCATCTATATCATGGTACCTGCGGATGTGCTTTACAGTGTGTATTATTCCAGCTCCTATAGCAGCACCCAAAAGGCATAAGCTTAAAGCTCTAAAGAATATAAATATGTATACCATTTTGACCTCCCTAATCTAATGGAATGAACCATGATATTCCTGAATATATAAACACAAAGATAAGGAAAGCTAATGTAATGGCCAGTCCAACATCGTGTTTTTTAAATATCTGTTTTAATGGATTCATAATTCCGATATAAACAAACCCACACAAAATGAGTATGTTTAAGCCTCTTACAAGGATAATCATGCTATTCAATTCTCATCACCACCCCTGTCTGGATGTTCACATAATACCTGTGATGCTTGTATACTACCAAGTCCCCATCCCAATCTCCACCTGTGAGATAAAGTTTCTTCATAATTGCCGGTTTTCTAAACCAATCGATAATTCTGATCATTTTGATTCCTCCTATTTTCGAAAAATGAAAGGAGATGCAAATGGGATATGGACCCACATCTCTGGTATGGGGATACCAGTGCACTGCTATTGTGCTATTACGCATCTCTTCTCATTATAAGCTCTGTTTTTTATGCGAGTTATTCAGGTTTGTTCATTGGAAAGTTTTCATCCCTAGACATTTTTATCCAGTTGTAGAATCGCTCAAAGCAATTAGGGCAAAGATCCATAACTGCTGGCATGTCAGTAAGCTTATCGCCACTCTGTGTGCTTAACTGAGAAGCTGACGCCGGAAACTTGTTTTCTCCAGCCTTGTTTTTCCACCATACAGTAATGCCATCATATACCGGGTTCTCTTTTTCACAGTATACATTGCCACATAAATCGCATTTACAAATTCCTCTCATTATTTGTTCTCCTCCTTAAATGATTTAATCCAGTCACAGAACCGTCCAAAGCAGGCAGGACATACATCCATCATCTCTGGAGATCCTTTCATTGTTTCTCCATTCGGTTCAATAATATCATACTTTCGGTTTCCATGCATAGTAGTGCCAGTCTCTTGATCAGTATACCAAATCATGATTCCATCATAGTTCTTGTTCTCATCTTGGTGATACACTTTTCCACAAATATCACATTTACAAAATCCAATCATACCTAGACCCCCCTTAAAATTCCTTATAGTATTTTGACGTAAGCTTCTTGATTTTCTTAACAAATGACTTACTCTTGTTGCTTTTAGCATAGCTAGTTTTGTCAGTATAATCTTCAAAATCAATATCGTACTCACTGCAATAATTCCATGTAGAAGTAACATATACACTTTCCCTAACGTTTCCGCCATAAGCATTGTACGCCGTATAATCCACCTTCCAAGCAATCGTCCTGTAGCTATCAAGAATTCCGCATGCTGCATATACTTCAAAATTATCCTTATTTAGTATGTATTTAACCTTACTAATTTTCTTTATTTTAAATGAATCTGGGTCCAACAGTTCATTATCCTGGAAAACCGCAAGCGCAAAAGCTAAATTCTTTTCGGTCTTAGTATATTTAGTTTTTGCATTTACAGGCTGAACCACCGATAAACATACAACAACTGCGAGTAACAAACATAATCCTTTAGTAATTTTTTTCATTTTTAATTCCTCCATTTTCTTATTTAGATTCAGTTTCCTTATACTGCTCTTCCTCACGTCTCTGGCGCATGAAGTCATCAAGCTGAATAAGTATTTTTCTTTCAATGGTGTCTCCGATTCCAGGTATGCTTGTTAGTCTGTTATACTTGACCCATCCAGACAGCTCTTTAATATTTTTAGCCCCTCTTTTAACTAAAAATTTTCTAGTTCTAGGAGTAATTGACTGTAGATATCTGAGATCGTATGGATCTTTATAGACTTCTTCACCACGGAATAACCGTACCTTAGTAATTATCTCATATATTCGCTGTGTAGAGACATATTCGTCCATCGCTATCATGCGAACACTGTCCCCACTCTGCCAACGCTTGAAGATTGCCAGATCGCGTTCCGTTACAGTCCAGTTACTCATTTTTCTTTTGTCGCACATAGAAGAACCCCCTATTCTGTTACTTTCTTTATAGCAATATCAATTGTGTTCTTAATAGGCATACGCATATCTGCCGCATTGTCGAGTTCTTTTTTCTCTACAGAGATGCTGAATCCTAATTTATCTTTTACAGAATCGAAATGAATTCCTAATCCTGTTATAGCTACACCTGTTTTGACACCAGTTTCAGACTTAATATTGTTGAGCCCTTTATAAACCGCCCTTACTGAGTCAAAGACATTGTTCACAATATCATGCTCTACTGGATCGTCTTTAGGGAAGCTAACACTTGCACCGTCAGTTGTAACCTCGATGTTTGCTTTCAGCTGGGAGTTTGTCTCAATTTTATTGATGTATGCATAGATATCTGATATATCTTTAGCTACACACTCAGTCCCGCATTTCACTGAATCATCTATTTTGAACATCAGGTATGCGCACATACTTTCGATATCTTGGCATAAACCAATATTAGTAATATTATAGATCTTAGACTTTAAATCGTTAATGCCAAAAGCGTCCAGGATTTCTTTTTCTGATTCCACTCCTAAACGATCTAAAAGTTCGAACCATATAACATTACCTGATAAGACTCCATAATTACTTTGAGTAATCGTGTAAAGTCTATCGATCAGCGCATTGACAGATCTCCTTTCATATGGAATCATGTCACATTTCAAATAAACTTCTTTCATTTTGACCTCCCTTTAATCAATCATTTTTCTCATAACATCATCCAGTGTGTTCTCAATTGGAATCGTTATATCTACAGCTTCGTCGAGTGTAAACTTCGGAATAATGATCCGGTATACAAGGTTGTCCTTAGAAGCTTCAATTTCTATACCGTCGGTTGTAATTTTAGCAGCTATTTTGACATTTGTCTTCTCCTGAAGTTCATTAAGCCTTGCGTAGACTTTTGCAAATGCCTCAGCAGCTTTACTATTGTCGATCTTTTCTTCAATGGCATTACGTACATTGAACAGTAAGTATGTGCTATATGTCTTAGCATCTTTGTACAATACAACCGACTTGATATCATATATTTTGTCATCTAAACTGAAAAGACCAAAAGCATCAATGATCTCCTGTTTAGTGTTAATGTTTAAAACGTGTAAGATATTTCTCCATATCATTTGCCCTGTGAGGACACCATCAGTGCTATTGATAACCGTCTCAAATCGTCTGAGCAACACGTTAACGGAATCCATCTTCTCCCGTACAAAGTCACTGTCTAAGTATATTGCGTTCTTCATTTCTTTTTCTCCTTCTTTACAAATATATTTGCCAGACATTTACTGCATAAGTTTTGCGTTGGTACGCCTTGAAAGAACTCTAACTCTGTAAGTTCGTTTTCCTCACATACCTCACCGCATCCATCACATCTATACATCTGCAGCCTCCTTATGAAACATTCCAGTACCATAAACTTTGTTAAGCATCCTTTTCATTTCCTCGGCTGTCATAGATCCTATGCCACCTTTATTGCTTCCTATAGGCTGGCCAATGTATGCTATGACTGGTTTTCCTTTGAACTTAAGCTGTCCGTCCATAGTTAAATCAGTATTGTATTTGTAAAACGCATGATCTTTAAAGTACTCGATAATAGAATCCATATGCTCATGGCTGATAGCAACAAAGTCTGCATCTGGGTTCTTATTATATTCTGTTGCTACAGCGATTGAAGCGCTTCCTATAAAACACATTTTACTCATGTTTCTCATTTCCCCTTTCAAATTGATCCATTTTGACACCTCTCTACGGCCCTAGACCGCCCTTAGTAGCACCACTGCTGCCAAGGGTAATCTAATACACCGTCTCTAAGCATTATCTGTTCATCGATTCATCTCTGGGATACTTCACCATAAATGCAGCCATCACAGTTGAAGTCGATTAACAGTGTTCTCTCTTCTTCGCCAGTTTCTTCGTTCGGTACCATGACCCATTTGGTCAGGAACGTTACGTTGTTGTCGAACTTGTCATAATCTGGATCTTTCTGGCTTCTGTATCTCCAGCCGTGCGTCAGACCAATGTCAGTGGGCTTCAGACCGATCATACGGTATACATCATTCAGTGTCAGGATGCCTTCACATTTTAATCTGGTATCTGCTTCCTTCTCGCGCTGCGCAAGCATGAACTCATTCTGAGGATTGTCATTGAACCACTCAGTAGAGTTCTCTCTGTTAAAGAGTCTTGCATACGGTGAGCCACCAAAGTTTCTGATAATCTCCTGCTCCTCAGTTACCTTCTTTTTCTCACCTGTCTCTGGATCTGTCTCAGTCTTCTTAACTGTTTTCTTTTCAGAACCATACAGCATCTCCTGGTCGACTTCTTCTCCGTACTTATTAATTACATTTTGACGGTACGTCTGGTAAGCCTTAGCAATTGCTGCACAAGATGCTGCTAATGCTGCCTGACGCTGCTTCATAATATGATGAGATCCAAGAATAAGACCGATAGATACTGCTTCGAGAATTACAGGACCTGCATAGAGCTTAACATACTCTAATGCTGTTTTTCTCTTCAGCAGAACCAGATCATTGGTTGCATCCTCTTTTGTGTAAGGTCTGTCAAGAGAGTCCGGATCTTCTTCGTACTTTGCTGCTGTCTCTACGATTTTCTTTTTTGTCTTTTCTTCGTTGCTCTTCACTGTTATTACTTTGAGTGTAGCTCTCTGTGTTGTAATCAGAGCCCCAATACCTGCTCCAATACCTGCAAATAACATGATCTCCGAAGAGTTCATCTTTGTCCAGGCCTTAGTATGGCCTAATACTGTCGATACGCTGGTTACAGCTGCGTTTAATACTTCTTTCATTTATTTGTCCTCCTTACTTACAACTTCTAAGTACTGCTCTCTCCAATTGAATACATTGTTTAAGCAATATGACCCAAAGCCAATATTATCATAATCCTTACCAACTTCGTGATAAAGAATTCCGAAGTATGGTTTTTCTCTTGTTCCTTCTACAATTATGATCGCACGATCAACTTTCGTTTTTGTATCGGTACCAACTACTTCTTCGTCTTTCATTTTGATCCTCCTTATATTAGAAATAAGCATATCTGTAGAATAATAAACATCTGCATTTCCCCAAACACTTGAATGGTATGAGATGCACTTATTATTCGTACCTGTTTTGATCCAGTAAATGAAATCTAAGATATACTTTTCACCTTCTGTACGCATTTCAAACTTTGAGAAGATATCCTTCCACGTAAGCTTAGTACTAAAATTGTCTGTGCCATCCGGAACAACGAAATTTGAATCAGACAGAACATCCCGTATTGAATATACCTTGAAATCCTTTGCTGTAAGCTTGGCAAAGAAGCTTGCAATGAACATATATCTTTGTAAATCGCTCGGGAATACAATCGATTTGCATATTCCAGCAAACATGTGTGTTGAATAGTACACCTTCACATTACCAAAAGTCTTTGATCCATAGATGACGTATGGATCATTGTTTGTTTTAATATTCTTTGCTTCTTCAGAACTAGAACTCTTATATACAAATATCAATTCGTATTTGCCATCTGCTTCTTTGATAGAGAATCTGTTATGAACCTTTTTCCATGGTACAAGTTCATCCCAATTATTCCATTTGTTTCCTTTTGTGAACTTGAACTTCATCTCTAAGCATGCATCTGCAATTGAGAATTCATCGTATCCTTCACTTTGCATATTGTAAAATACACTCTTGAATTCTTCCGCAGCATCCTTTGTCTCGAAGATTAACTTCGTTGGCATTCCTTTAGGATTCGTTCCTGCAAATATCCACACGTGTCCATACTCATTTGAATACCATGTGTCCCATAATTTCTCTGCTGCATCACATACTGCATCCATATCTGCAATCAGATAGTCCAGATAATTTCGAGCTTTTTTCAGATCCTCTACACCGTTTTTCTTCTGGAATCTGAGCAGATACTTCATAGAATTCCATAACATTGCGGCCTGCTTGCCTGGCAGGTCCTTAACCACATCATTCAGAATATCAATAGCCTCAACGCCAGCAATATTCTGATAATGCTCTGGATGATTTACTTTGTCTCCCATTTTATCCTCCTTATCTTGTTGTTATTCCATATCTCTTGCCACAATGTGGGCATTCAATATAAGATATAACTGCTTTTAATTCGCCTTTAGAATAAAGCTTATCTTCTTTAATATCTTCTTTATCAGAGAATCTACAACCGCAATTTTCGCAATCGTAAATAGTCCTGGTTTCAAACCCAATAATTTTGATCATTAGTCAAGCTCCTCCAATCTTGGCATCTCTAATACATACCCACCGTCTCTAGCCTTTCTAATATGTGCTCCTCCAAGCTCATACCATCCATAATGAAAATCGTTAGCCTGTGTCGGAATATCAATAGACTCAAAGACGTCACCAACAGACACTGATCCATACTGATCAAGATACTCGGTTAAAGTATCAAGCAATGTGTCTGCATCTGCTCTCGAGTCGAATCTAAGATTGTCCATTTCATATCTAGCCCTGCCTCGAGGTGCTGATCTACGTATGCTACGCCTATCAAAGCTAGCATCGTATGGTATGCGCTCAACACTACCTCTACTAATGCTGCTACGGCTACGTGATCTGTGTCTTGTATCACCATAGAATGCCATATTGATAGCACCTTCGACCATGTCCACGAATGTATCTTTTAAAGCTGGAATCAGTACATCATTAAAGATATACGATCCAACACCTCCAGATTCATCGCTTAAGAATGTTTCTCCGAATTTCTGACCCAGGGATTTTTTCTGAGTTGTTACTCTATTCTTTACAACTTTTTCAATCTTATGACGCTCTTCGGCTTTAGTAGGTTTTTTATTTGTTGCCTTAGTGCCAGTTGCGATTGAGTTGCTTTCAAGTCTTTCCATTTTGACTCCTTTCTAAAACAAAAAGTCTAAGACCATGTTTCCATGATCCTAGACCAAAGATTTCCAATCTTTTAAGTACTACTTTTCAGTTTCATCCTGATCTTCTTCGGCATCGTCTTCAGGTTCCGCTTCACGATAATCTGCGTCCTTAGAGTCCTTAAACCTCTTCAAGTCGGCTCTCTTTTCTTTTGCCTTCTCGACTAACATCCTGCCTCCCTTAACTGCCGCTTTTCCAAACGTGTAAGTTCCGACAGCTGCTAAGCCGATCAGAACAATCCCAAGTTTACCTAATGAATCGTCCTTAGATTCCTCAGTTGCAGGCGTTGTGTTAACGTCCTCTGATACCATAACCTCTGTGTTCTCATTCTGTAATTCTGACATACTTTTGTCCTCCTTAAATTTTTTGGTATATCTCTCATTATAATATATGATTTTTTTGCGAGTCTACATTAACTCACGATAATCAAACCTCGGATTTGCGAAATATCCGATTGTCAGGCATGGCTTTCCATTTCTCAACGTTGAGTCAAACTGAACATCTATATAAGTGTCTGGTGACCATCCTACGTCGTCTCCTACTTCTACGTGATTTGCATTTACTTCATCATAGAATTCGTTAAGAGATATAAACATCTCACCGCCAAGGAATCGATCCTTTATCTTTCCAACGGCCTGCAGTATTTCTTCTCTTGTCGAATAGAACACATTACCAGTATAGAGGTCGATACAAACCTCTTTTCCTTCTGGCATGCCATCGAACTTTGACTCTGGGATCTCTTTTACCCGCTCGTCCCTAGCAGCTTTGGTAGCTTTGACATCTGTCTTTGGCGATACTTTGGCTACATTTCTACGATATCTGTCATATGCATTAGCCGTAAACTCGTACATTGCTGTCATAGCTGTAAGTCTAGCTGTGCTTACTTTGTATGATCCGATAAATGCTGAGATGCTTAATGCTCCTAAAATCACTGTAGGGACATAGCACTTCCAGCAAGACTTTACGATCTGCTTCGGACCGAGTTCCTCGAATCTATAAGCCATGTCAGACTTGTTTACGGACATTGGCAGATCCTCGTATTCGATTTCTCCTTCTTCGTATCGCCTAGCAATCTCATCATCCATTTTGTCAATTGCCAATGGTGTAGCTTTAACTGCACTTATTATTGTAGCTGCTAACCCGCCGATTCCAGCAATCATAAGGAGCATCGGTGCATTCTTATCGGCAATGACTGGAACCTTGTTTGCCTCCTTAATTAAATTGTTTAAAAAACTCATTTTGTTTCTCCTTTCTTATATCAGCATGCTTGAGCTGTATTCCATGTCTTTGAACCAGCCTTTAACTTCTCGTTTCTCCGCTTTGGTTTCCATGAATAACCCATGCGGTAAATCAAGATATCGTATATAGTAACCCTCAGTGTTTTCAAACGGCACAAGTTGAATATCAACCCATTCATTTGTCTTATCATTCTCGTCCATATCGATCTTAGACCAACCTACAACGCTTCCAAAACTTGTTGGATGCAAATCGAGATCGTATCTAAACTGATCGTAAGTTACAGTGTGAGCAGGGCTTAATGCTAATTTCCTATTTAGCTTTAATATAGCTGATTCTACTGTCGCCTTATCAGCGTAGAAACCCTCATCAGTCAAGCTATCAATAAAGAATGTCAGACCTGTCGTATCTACGAATTTTGATTCCTGCTCGGATACTGTTTTCGTAATTGGAGCTCTGCTAGCTTTCCAAATATTTTCTTCTTTTTCTTTGCCTACCTCGTGCACTACTTCCTCTCTATATCGCTTAAAGTTAGCCTGTAAGAGACTCATAGCTCCTGCTAATGCTGCAAGCTGTTTCTTGTTTAAGAAGTTCGATCCAAATATACATCCTATTGTAGCAGCGCCAACTACAATAGACGGAGCGTAAATCGGAGCTACAACCTTTACCTCTTCAATAAACGTAAGCTCTCTATGCTTCTTTTTCTCAATCTCGTCAACTTTAAGTGTTGCTTTGATGGATGCTTTATTTGTAAGAATATTTGATACTACCACACCTACAGCCGCACCTATAGATAATATAGTAGGCATGTTTCTTTTAATAAAATATCCTACCTGTTCAGTGTTCATTTTGACTCCTTTCTAGAAAAGGTAGAGGACCTGAATTAGTCCTCATCCTCTTTTTTGTCGGTTGATTCTAAAGCCTTTACTTTGTTATCGACTGCCTTATCGATACTTAACTGTGTCAAACAGATTCCTAAGAATCCTGCTATAGCAGTACATCCGATCTGACCAATCTTCAATAAAGTTTCTTTGCCCATTTTATCACCTCCTTCATTATAATAAATGAATTATTTGCGATGGCGTCTTTCTGAGATCATCAGTACTATAAACACTGTTAAGAATGCTAATAAGAATGTATCCATAATAACTAACTCCTTTAGAAAAGCTTAAAGGCCATGTTTCCATAGCCTATAAACTTCGTTCTTTATTATTTTGTGTTTCGATCCTGAAATTCTACTAAAGCCTTAACAACTTCAGCATTTTCAATGTTGTCTCTCAGCATACGATCGTGATAATCGCTCATGCCTTTCTGCCACCCGTATCTGTATGCTTCTGCATTTGTCATGCCAATGTACTTTCCAAATATAGCACCACAAGCACTGCCAAATGCAACTGCAACCGCCGCCGTAGCACAAAAAGCGATAATATCCTTCTTATGCTCGACAACATACTCTTTTGCATCGTTAAGTTTCTGTTTAGTTTCTTCTTTCATTTTAATTCTCCTTTCAACTTAAAACAATAAAGTTCCCATTATAGCCTAAGAATTATTTGCGAAAAGCTTAAAGGCCATGTTTCCATAGCCTATAAACTTAACTTTCTTGTTTCTCAGATCTTCGTCTTTGGAAAGATCCCCGGAAATGCCTTACTAAGTATTGCACCTCCATTACCTTCGAAGACCATCACCCCGATGCTAAGACCGGCCCAAGCGGCCAGCGTTACTCCGGATTTGATCAGTTCTAATTTTGAATTAGTTTTGGACTGCTCCAATTCGCGTACTCGAATGTCGAGTTCTCTTTCTTTGTGATCAAACTCTTTCATTTTGATATCACGCTCCTGTGCGAGCTTATCTTCTTCCAATTTCAACTTATAGAAGCTAACCAAATTGTCGGCAATAGCATTTCGCTCGTCGCCAATCTTTTCATCGAAGAGTTTATTGTCCTCTTCAAGAATTGTTTGCTCTAATACCTCTCTTAAGTTTTCAGTTCCTTCTTCTCTTGCCATATTTGACTCCTTTCAATATTATAACAATAAAGTTCTCATTATAAGCCCTGTTTTATTTGCGTGTCCGACATACGCCTAACTTCGAACGTTACTGTATCGGAATTGTACATCTCTTTAAGAGAGTCTTTTCCCTTAACCTCAAGAGCACAGTAGTACCCTTCGCTATCCTCGTCCCTAGCCATTTTGATGATGCCTGGGCAAGACATTTTCGTTACGTTTTTGCCAACATGCATGCCGACAATATACCCAAGAGTTACACATATAATGCATACTAATACGTTCATTTTAATTCCTCCTTATCTTTTTATATCCTATTACTATAGCTTCGATATCTCCTCATCTAATACCTCCTTGAACTGCGGATGTGTAGGAAAACTCTGCGAGCGCTTTTTGGAGTTTGTCTGAAGATGATATTGTCTCTTGTGCAAATAAATATCTAGGGATAGAGGTGTGATCATAATATGTGACTCTTTTTGCATAGTTTTTCACCGCCTTTTTGAATGCTCGAACCTTGCCGTACTGGAACCATTTATAAGAGAAGTAGATCCTTATATGATCTGGTCTAGTGACAGTGGTTATTACGTCCCAGCCATTACGCATTGTAATAATATCGTGAACCATATAGTAAATATAATTCCGTCTAGAAATATCAATATGAGTTTTAAACATTATAATCCCTCCTTCATATTTTTAAACAGGTGCTCGAAGCTGTCATCATTGAATTCAATTGCATGACAGATATCTTTTGATATATCCCTAGTATCAACTGGAGTTCCTTTTGGCAATTTACCAGCGATTAACGGACTCTTGCCAATCGTCTTCATTACTGAATTCAGCTCAATGTATTTTGACAGTTTTACAGCCTTGAATCCAGACAAGTCAATAATGCCAGATGCAACGTGGATATCAAAGATATTGTTGTCCAGGTATACCATCTTCTTATCAAGTTTTCTTGCTGAGAATGGAATAATCATACTCTGATCATTGTCCCGGTATAAGAATACAGCTGACATCATGCCTCCGCAATTCGGAACCAACCGAATAGAATTGCAATCTGATGCTACCTTACTCTCGTAGAAATGACCATCCAATCCAACGAAATCTTCAACATACTTTACTACCATTTTTGTATCCTCCTTTAATTTAAAAAAATATAAAAGGAGAAGCCTATGTAGGCCCCTCCTAGTTCTTATGATGTTTTTTCCAAATGTGTTTGATGATAGCATAAATTATAAATCCAGCTACTATAACATCTCCGAAAGTAAACAGTAATGAAATACCTCCTGCTAAAAGCAGTGTTACTCCAACCACTATTACTCCTAATAAAATAGCTCCTAAAATTATCAATGTAATCATCTTACATTCCTCCTTTCATCTCATTATACACTATGAGATTTTTGCGAGGCGTTCAAGCTCATCCATTACGAGGTTAATTCCCTCAAGTTTACCTGTTAAGCGTTTCGTTTCCATAAGAATATGTAACCCTTCTACTGAATCTTTATCCGGTAACGCTTTTGCTTTCTGGTTCAATTCTTTTGCTCGTGTTAAGATTTTCTCTGCTTCTTTATTTGAGAAATCAATCATAGCTATTAACTTACTGTGTGTTAAAATTTCGTTTAATGTCATTTTGACTCCTTTCTAGAAAAGCTTATAGACCATGTTTCCATAGTCTATAAACCTTATTACTACTCATTATTTTCTTGGTTTTCTTACTCCATAATTGTATGGTTTTTTCATACTAATCACCTCCTTATAATAATGTTTAGTTCTCATTATAATGAATGAAATATTTGCGAGATAAAAGAAAGAGCCAATGTTTCCACTGACTCATCCTAGTTAGAATAGTAAAGCTCCTATTCCAAGACCGATTCCTACCAGTGCAATTACCGGTCCTAAAATCGCTAATGTAATAAATACCTTTACTATGTTTGCTAAGAATTCTTTCATCTTTTAGCTCCTCCTTTCTTCCTATTATAGGAACAGAATATCTTGCGAAAAAGGAACGGGCTTTGAATCGCCCGCGTCCCTAGACCTTATTTAGTTGTGTTTTGATTTTTCTTCTTTCTCTTATCGAAATACGTCTGCAATTGGAAATACTCCCACACTGATGCGAAATATCCAACGGCACTAAATGCTATTCCAATCCAGATACCTACGTTGTAGATCATCCAGAATCCAATGAACATTAGTAACGTTGGTGCACATACAAAGCTTAAAGCTGACACCAATGCAAATAATTTTTCTAATCCTTTCTTCATATCAAATTACCTCCTAAATGTTTAATCTTCATTATAGCATGTGAATATAATGCGAAAGAAGAGAGGACCTGAATTAGTCCTCATCCTCGTCATCATAACTAAACATAATTGCTACCAAATATGCAACAATGCCACATCCAAACGATATTGCTGGGTTCATAATTCCTATCATAGTAAGCACTGCAATTATAAGTACTGCTACTGGGAATATACAAATTAACCATCTTCCATCTTTGAATACATTTAATAATTTTTTCATAATAAGTACCTCCATAATTCGTTTAGTATAGTTCCTATTATACGAAAGGAATTAAATGCGAGGTAAAACGAAAGGCCTAGATTTCTCTAGACCCCAATTTTGAATTGTTGGTTTATTTTCGTTTCTCTGCGATGATAGCCCAAACTACCAAACCTACGCCAACACCGATCATAGTAAGTGCAGAACCTTTAATAAGTCCGTCACTGTACATTTGACCGCCAAAGCTTATCAAAGCATTACACTCATCACTACTCACCTTATTAGCGAGATTTGCAATAATGTTCTTCTGTTCATCTGTGATAACACTACTCATATAAATCACCTCCTATTATATAGGATGAAAATTCAGCGAAAAGGAAGAGGCTTTGTTTAAGCCTCAACCATTTGATTACCAATAATTTCGAAGTATTCAAATTTAATATTCGGATAACATGCTGTTATATAGTTTCGTATTTTGATATATGTCTCATAGTACATCTCACAATTTAATATCCATTCTCCATTGATGCATAATACATCTGTTGATTTTACCTTATCGCCAGTGTACGCGCACCAATCGAGTATTCCTGATATCCGTCCTAAGATGTAATCATTAACATCACTCTCTTTGATTCTAATTTGATACATCATTTTATCCATAATAGTTACCTCCTTAAATATAATGGTTTAATCTTCATTATAATGTATGAAAATATAGCGAAAAAAGAAACACACCTTGAATATCCAGCGATACTCTGACGTCCCTAGACCCTCGTATGGAAAGTCTAGAGACATCGTATGTACTCTACTGCTTTCTAGCTGCGGCAGCTTTGCGCTTGTTATGCTGGCTTGTGCTAATACCGAGCAGAGCACCCAGAAAAGTGTCAACTGCAGTAATAGTTCCTACGACCTGGTCTCCGTATGGAAGACCCCAGATAGTAGCCAGTGTGAAATACAGAGTGCCTACTGCTGGTAAAGCGATCAATGCAATCCATTTAAGAATATCATACTGTTTATTAGTTAACTTCATTTTTACTTTCTCCTTCCTTTGCCGGAGGTACTGTAAATATCTTGAGTCTATTAACTCCCTCCATAACTCTTTTTGCGGAGCCGTTGCCCCCTAAAGCTTTGTACGGTTCGTAAAGATAGTCTCTCAGATTCTCATATTCATCTTTAGTGATCCATCCACGTTCGATATATATCATGCCTAACGACACAATGCGGTCGTGGGCCAGTCCAATGAGCATCTGACTTTGCAATGATTTTTTATCATCTTTTTTCTGAATCCATGCCCAGAACCCAGATGATGCAATAACCGAACACAACACAGTGACGATAATTGATACGATACTTTCCATAATCTTCCTCCTTATGCGATTACTTTATCAAGCTCATAAGGAATAAACATCCATGCGTCATTACCTAATACAGAATAAGCTATTGAAAATATCTTAGCTCCATAATCGGCTATAAAGTTGCAGACCCATTCTTCTGCTAATATCCAATATTCTGGTTTTACAACCTTATGAATATCGTCTAGCAGACCGTAACTAACAAGAGCACAATGACCTAGCTCATGGATAAGAACTTTCATGAGGAGTGCACCAGATAAGCTCCTCGACATGAAAATAGTTGCAAGGTTTGGGTCTGTGGTGGCTAATGTCATTTTTCCAGTCCTATCCATAAGCATTTTGTCATTTGGGTTTACGAACTTTATCCTCCATAAATATCCATTCATTGAGAATCTGTCCATAATCGCAGTTCTCTTTAGATAGTCATGTTGTCTACTAATGTAGAAAGTTCGGTTTTCATTGCACGCTTCAATTCAGGGCTTGCTTCGCTCCAAATATCACGCATAGAGATAATGGCCTTCTCGACATGTTCTTTTCCACGCTCTTCCATTCTCTCTTTGTCTTCTGATGAGCCAGTTTTCGTGTAATGTTTTCTTGCATCAGACCAAGAATCATACGCAGCTCCATAAGTGCTAACTGGCTTGTTCATCATTTTTGGTTCATTTTGATCCATATAGCCAAAGCGGAGTTTCATTTGATCTGCAAACTCTGTTGGATCACCGGTGAGATATTGCTGCATGTTGTAGTCCTCACCTTCTAAATACGGCATATATCCATATCTAGATCCGTGTCCAGCTGAAGCGTATCTACCACTAGAGGCATAGCGATTTGGATTGTAACCGTAAGACCCATCTCCCATAGCCTCTACAATCGATTTGTAGTACTTTGACTGCATGCAGTAGTTCTCGGCTTCATAAATATCTTTGATCATATCAACGACTTCGCCCATTTCATGAGCATCTACACACTCGATTCCATGAGAAAGCTGCTCTTTTACTGAGTCTACAAGAGTTGCCTTAATAGAACAGAGATCTTTCATCTTTTCCATTTTGACGACACCTCCTTAAGCAAGTCTACGAACAATAAAAGCGCTGTTAGCAGCGACAGTTACGTCCGCAGTGCCAGTATTAGTTACGGTTATACGATCGTAGTCCCCGCAACAATTCTTGACTAATGTCGAGGTAGCTACGTTATTAGAAGCATTGGCAGCTCCTGGAGTAGCAACCATAGTTGTCTCTGGCATCGTTACCCCTCCTAATTGGAAAGCAAGCTGTACAGGAGTGCCTGCGACAGTGCCCGAGATGTTACCAGCAAAAGAAGCTTCATAAATGCCATTAGCTCTCATTTTGACAGATCCAGTGTTTGCTCTATGACACTCAGCGCAACCTGTCTTAAGAAGAACTTTGTCAAAGGTAATGGACTGACCAGCAGTCAATACCTGATCAGCAGTATTTGATAATTCAATCATTTTATAATACCTCCATACAAGGGAGAGCCCGTTTCTAGACCCTCCCTAATCATTTTGACGTTAATTAGCAGCAACCGTTATTACTTGATCCGCAGTAGCATCCAAACCCGTAGTTTGCATATGGATTTGGAACTGTAAATGCCGGAACAGCAGCTGGACGTAACTGATTAACAAGATACTGGTTCTGAGCACACTGAGATGCTGTAAGCTCCAACTTGTTAATAGCAGCCTGCTGGCTAGCGATTGTCTGATCTTTTGCATCCATCTGCATTTTGACCATTTCATCATGCAGAGCACGGTAATTGGCATTATCATTGTCAATAATGTCTCTTGTCTGATTGCTAATTGCATTGGTGATAGCACAAGTATTTGTAGCCATATCATACTGAATCTGAGCCTGTCCCTGGCGGTTCTGACAGCAGCAATCAGCTAACTGTGTCTGAATAGCATTTGTTGACTGTAAATTTGCGATATTAGAAGCGTTAGCACTGTCACTGATCGCGCTCTGAAGAGCGTTAGTAGACTGCAGCATGCTAGTATTCATAGCATAGAAGCCATCGCAAATTCCGCTGTTGATGCCATTAAGCTTATTAAGAATTGACTGGGTATCAAATCCTCTCTGAAGATCGCCATTAGTTGCACAGCTCTCTCCATTTCGTCCCTGGCCACCCCAGCCATTTCCCCATCCGCCGAAGATAGCAAACAGGATGATTAACACCCACCATCCGTTTCCATTGCCCCAGCCATCACCGTTTCCATCTTTTGTAACAGCAGCGATATCTGAAAGACTTGGTGCACTACCCATATTAAACATAATTACTTCCTCATTATTTTACATGGAAAAACTGTTCTGCTTGTCGGATAGCATCTTCTTTACTCACACCCATAGACTTACAAATGTTCTCTGCAATCTCCTGTCCCTTTTTCTCATCGCCAGATTGAATAACGTTAATCATGCTTTGAGCATTAGGGTTATTAGCAATATTAGGATTCTCCTTTAGAATCTTCATTGCCATTTGCTGAATACATTGACTTATCATTCTTCTTGTCCTCCTTGAATCGCGACTTATTTTGATGCCCTTGCCGTTTGAGCATATTCTCTATTCTGTCAAGCTGAGCTTTTAATTCTCCAGTGTTATCACCATTTTGGCACTCTGATTGAGCCTGCTCATTCGAACTTATAGAATAGATAATACTTTGCAGAACGCCATTGCTATTCCACTGCTTAGCAATAACCTTCTTACAATCCTCCGTCATAAACAGACAAATACTGCCATCCATTGGTATTTCTGCAGGCACAATATCCTGCTCTGAAGTTACAATCCTTCCTCTGATTGGAATAATTGGCCGTTGATTTGCCATTGCGTTTGCCAGATTAGGTTGCCCTACAGTCTGGTTATTCATAACTTGGGGATTATGAATAAGTTTTGGTCCTCCATTCCAATTTGGTTGGTCTACAGGACCCATAGGCCGTCGCATTCCTTGGGCGTCGATGTTTGGTGTATAATCCATAGCAAAACAGCTCCTTTCCTATTTTGATTTAAAAGTTCTTATCCCTAGACACAAACGAGTAAAAGTCTAGAGATATTATTTAATTTTCTTTTAACGTCACTTGGACTGTTAAGAATTACTGCAATGGTATCACCTCCCTAAACCATTTTGATTTATGTCAAAGACTCGCTAGTAGCCTCCGATTCCGAGTTGTCAGCATCAGTTGTAATAACTGGGTCATTCTTGTAAGTTCTGATAGTAACGTCATTAGATAATCCGTCATGAATCTCAATGACGTTATCCAGCTTGAACCCGTCGAATGTAGTTACATTTCCATTGTCGTCTGTAATCTCCATATGAGAAATATTGTCTGCATTACGAGCCGTGGAAGCAATTCTGTCAAACACTGCTGGAGACTCGTATGTGGAAGTAATATTCAGATAAGTCTTGCCTGACTGATTCTGGGCATACTCCCTTGTAAATTTACGGATATCAACTGTTGTTCCGTTTCCAAATTTAAGTTTCATTTTGATCCTCCTTACTTAATTCCTTAAGCATATCAAGTTCTTCCTCTCCGATGATAGGAATGGCCCATTCATCTGGACAGTATATTTTGAATCTTTGCTTCGAGTGTTTCTTACGATACCACTTATTCCAGAAATATGCATTTGCAAGTGATCTGGTCTTGTGCATATCGCAAATGTAGGTACAGCGCGAATCCGGTGTTCCATTTTCCTGGTAATTGTATGCAGAGCACCAACTGCAGCCTTCAGCAATAGGACAATAGAAGCATTCGTCACTAGACTCCGTTCTTCTGTCAATTTTATTGAGGCACTCAGTGCACTGCTTATCACATTTTCTTTGAGCAATTCCGAAATTGACATGACCAATTCTAAGAGGCTCTCGGGACGTTCCTAGACTGCTTTCCATATATCTGATGCATGGATAAAGCCACCCATCTGGGTCCATCGCTAACATAAATCCAGTCCCGCCACACCAGTTTTCAAGATCTGTTTCTTCCTTTGGTTTGAAGAAGTCATTCTCGAATAATGCCATGAAATGGTCATCGGCTAAGTCATTTTCAAGCCAATAATCGGCTAACATTTTGAGCTGCTCATAATAGATTTTCGCGTGCTCCAATGTCCATCCTTTTTCGTAAACGACATTCGCATTGATATCTTTGTATCCAAGTTCTACCATATGCTTAATCGCCGAGAATAGATGCTGTACATTACCTGGCGCTATGGTGATCTTAGAGCCAATATAGTATCCCCTTGATATCCAATCACGAGCTCCAGCTACTGCCACATCATAAGACCCAGTACCATCTGGAAAGACTCTACAAGCATCATGCAGAGCCTTATTTCCATCGATGGTAATTGAGAAAGAGAGATTATGCCGCCATTTGTTCAGGAACTTCTGAACATTAGGCTCAAAATATAATACACCATTTGAGCAAATCGAAATACAGAATTTTGTTGCCCATGGATGCATCAACTCGATAGCTTTATCATAGAAATACGTGCAAATCTGATCAATAAGATCCACACATAAGAAAGGCTCTCCGCCAATAAACTCAATGATAATACCAGGTGATGTAGAGGCGTCGATGTAGTTACCGAGGCGTTCATCTCCGGTAAGAAGCATATCAATAAGTTTCTTTGCATCTTCGAACTTCATTTTTCTCTTGCCTTTGTTTATCTGGTAACAGTAAGTACAGCACAAGTTACACTCGTCTGTTACTTGAAAAGTCACGGTACGAGATAAAGTTCTTCTGTCAGATGCATTATTTGTAATAATTGTCTCAGGATACAACCTTCCGATCATATCCTGAAACTGTTCGAACTTCTTCATAGGCTTAGCCCTCTAATACGGTAATGTGTACGAGGTGCTCTGAAAAGTCTGTTACTGCCCATCTGAATTTAACATCTTTTCCTTCATGCTCCAGAACACGAGGCTGTAAAGACTTTTCTAACTCAGCTTTAGCAATGTCGTAGGAACACTCAGCCTCTTCAAGCAGTTTGTGATAATGCTTAAATGGTACTGAGTCCAGCACTGAAGCATCCGTATCATCTTTCGCCGACTCAAGCATATGAGCTACAACGTCTTTTCTAGTCATAACCTCGTATGCAAGTCTCTGTAAATAGTCAGCTGTTTCCTTGTTAAGTTCTAATGTAAAGTTTTTCATATTAGTTAACTCCTTTTCTTTTAATAGTTTTTATATTCCTGTTATTTTGAATGGTATTCTAATTACCTTTGACCCCTTAAATATTGAGCCAACTTCAGGATAATTTTTAGTAGTGTTATATTTATACCAAATTAAGTCGAACCTAGTGCATTTTTTATTTACTTGTGTGGTCTCGTTCGGTGATACCATTATTTGGTACCCTTGACCGGCGTTAATGACAAGACCGTCAGCATTCTCAATTGTTGGAGGCCAATAATTATCTGATGATCCAACATGGTTTGGATTATATGTTATGTTCGAATCATTAAGCATTACGAATAGAGGTATTGCCAATTTATAGCCTAACTGTTTGAATATGGTATTGTCAACTACTGTAAGTCCATTTGATAAATCAAACAATATTTCGCTATTCTTTTTATCGTAACGTATCTGTATCCCAAGATCTTTAAGCTCATAATTAGAATTATTAGCATAACCGCCACCTGGAAGCACTTGGTTCCACAATGCTTTAGAGTATATCGGTTTCATCATACCATTGGCAATCAGATCTACTGTTTGGTCCTCAACTACCCCCCCTGAGACTACGGCACCAAATGCTTGAGCTTGGCAGGTACCTGTACACGTTGCTGAGCAGGTAGTAGCACATGCGTTTTTACATTGTCCACTACAGCCATTACTACATCCGTCGCAATTTCCAGTACATCCGCCTGAACATCCAGAACCGCATCCAGAAGCGCATCCCGAACATGATGAACATCCTGAACATGCGAGATAGCATCCAACACATCCGGTACATTTGGAATTACAGCTACCGTCGCAGCTTGACGTACATCCAACACATCCGCCACATCCGCCTGAACATCCACTGCATCCGCTACATCCCGAACATGATGAACATGATGAACATGAACTAGCACAGCCAGTGCAGCTATAGCATGTAGCACAAGACGAACCTTTTCCCTGTGATGAGCATGAACTTGAACAAGACCCGCCACATCCTGCACACCCAGAGCAACCTTCGCACTGTCCACTGCATCCAGAACATCTAGAATTACATCCAGAACATCCACTGTCACCCCTACAATTACCGTAGCACGAACCACTGCATCCTGCACAATCACTTCCACATCCACCAGAGCAACCTTCGCACTGTCCACTGCATCCAGAACATATAGCAGTACATCCGCCAGAACATCCACTGCCACCAGATCCGCTACATCCACCAGAACAGCTGCTACATCCGCTACATGTGCTGCCGCACGTCCCTACGCATAGTCCAGAGCATGCTCCTCGGCATGAAGAGGTAGCCCCATCGATTGGCTCTTGAGATAATGAGTCAGTATAAGATAGCAATTCGTTATTGAAAGATGACGGAATCTTAGAACCAGTCTTTAAATCGGCAGTGTTCAAGTTACCATGGTCTTTAATGTTCAATAAAGGCTCAATTACTTTTTTGCCTTGGTCCGCTGTGACTTTAGTTCCGGATGTAGGAGTTGTGGAGAAGTCGTACGATGCAGATGCAAACCCAGTCATAGAACCATTGTATGCTCTACGCTGCATTTCTGTTTTTACCTTGGCTTTAAGAGTGTTCATTTCTGCCGCGGTAAGAAAATTAGGCATTATCTTCACCCTCCTTTTTAAAAACTTTATTTGATTTTTCCTCCCGGGGATTTTTTATATCTCGTTTTTCTTTATCCTTCGTAAAATGATCAAATCCCGATAAATACATTATCTATACCCCCATTTTGAATTATCCCCACGTCGCTGCTAATGGTACCCAGGCAGAACCATTGTAGAATTTAGCCACACCTGAAGTATCGATCCATAGAAGCTTAGTATTGGCCGGGGCAGAAGCACCGTAATGATATCCTCCATGATCAGCCGATCCAACTGGATACCAACCTGGGCCTCCAAAAGACCCATCGTATGGAACGTAAACATACATCATTTTATTATCCGGGTTATAGCATAATTGACCTGGATACGGGGAATATTGAAAGCTATTGCTCGAGCCCAAATAAAGACGCATAACAATGGTCCAATATTTTCCAGTATAAACATATAAAACATTATATTTATCCGGATTAACCCACAAATCTCCAGGCTTAGGATTTGTTGGTTCAGTTGCTCCATAGCTAACCCCACCAGACTCGGCAGATTTCTTGATTGACTCTAACAGGTATTTACCATTTGGCGCATCAGCATGGAATGACTGAACATTACCTGGAGAGATAATATGAGTAGCCCCATCGAATGCTTTTAGATCGAAATTAGGGAACTCTGTAGCCTGAGTGATCTTCGTGGTTGAGGATTGATACTGCTCGATAGCAGTAGCTGTTTCTCCTTCTTCTAATTGAACTTGGATCTGGCAGTCGGTTACGGTTGTTCCTTTTAAAATGGTCACCCCAAAACTATCGAGTGCGCCTTCAATCCTTGTAAAGGTGAATGTTTTAGATTCGGTACCATTATTCGGTAAGATCGAAGCCACGTCGGTAACACCATCATGCGTAACATTAATTAGGAATGCTCGAGCTTTTCCATTTTTTACGCTTGCAGTCATGGTATACTTATTGCCGACTATTAGACAAGGAACAAGAATTGTTCTGAATAATGCGAAAGTCGCATCGGCCGAAGCATTTGCTGTTCCTGATGCATGTATTACTCCTTTTGAATCTACTGTGAAAGTTATCCCATTTATAGCATACGAAGAACCATGAAAATATGGATATGGAATTAGATTCTTTCCAATAGTCTTAATATCGTATCCGGAATATGGAACGAATGGATCATCGGCGTTAGTTACTATCCTAATATTAGAAACGGTCCCGTTAACATCACCAGTGGTCTTATGACATTGAATTACATAGTTGCAACTATGGTTTGTCCAGTCGTAATCATTTTTTGATAAAGTCTCAACATTAGTTACCCAAGAACCATTTTTAAAAATCTGAAAAAATGTATGTAAGGTTCCTTTAATTGTCGTATCATACTTGGAGTATAACGTATCTATAGTATTATTAAATAACTTCTCGGCGTGCTCATATAATACAAAACCAGGTTGCGCAGTACCGCCGGATATAGTACCGTCTAATGAAATTGTTCCTTCTTTAGTGCATGTCATAGTCACACCATGCGAAACGCTTCCGCTAGCTTTGACGTATGGATAAGGTAATAAATTCCTAGTAGCCCTACCAATCATTAATGGAGCTTCTACAGTATCTGTTAGATCTGTTTTCGTTGACTCGATAAGCGATACTTTCTCTTTACCTAGCTTCTCTGCTTCCAGAGTAAGTTTAGAACCAAGATCGCCCTCGAGTTTATTTTTCATATTCTCAAACCACTTATCAAACTCGACCTGGGATGCCTTCTCCCACTGCTGGAATGTTGACCAGTTAGCATCATAAGCGGCTTTAATTGTAGCAAACCACTGGTCATAGCCATTCTTAATACTGTCATACCATTTCTGATAGTCCGATTTTGAAGTTGCTTCCCAATCGGTAATCTCTTTCTTAGCGGCTGTGAGCCAAGCCTGGTAATCCTGCTTCTCTCCATTCATCCATGTATTGAAGTTTGCAGTATTCTCTTCTATGAACCTGTTCAGTATATCTTTCCACTGAGGAATAAGCTGTTCAATACTGATTACCTCGAGAATACCGGTAACAAACGGGCACACACTCGTCCCTACACAGTTTTCAATATCTGCCTGCCTTATTGACGTAACCTCTTTACCAACTGTAACATATGCCAATGGATACTGATGAACTTCCTTAGTATTTGTCAGTGCTGGCTTGATAGGCGTAGAAGATGGTGTACCTTTAATTAGTTTAATACTGTTTGCTCTTACGGCCTCGACAGAGTTGATCTCCAAAACAATTGCGTCGATTCGGTCCATAAGAATTTCTGACGGCGGAATAGTCACCGGATAAAGTGCATCATTGTAACTCCAAGTATGATTAAACCATGCTCGTCCAGTTCCAACCGTTACGTTCATCTGATTGCTCTGCTTTACGACAAGACAGTCGCCAATAGATGCAAAAATTCCATCCCGAATCAAGCCATCAAATAATCTTGAAATGTCGGTAGCATCATATAATCTATCATGATCTACGGAATTAAAAAATCCAGATGCAAAACTCATATTTTTCCTCCTTTATCTTATTTTTAAGAGCCGACTGGTATTCGGTTATCATCGGCGCTTACAAAGTCTGTAAAAGTAGGGTATGAAGTTTCCCCACTAGAATCTTGGGACATAATAAATTCCGACACGGTTGATGTCCCTTTAATACCATAGTCGTTTTCTATCTGTACTACATCCCCCATTTTGAAATCTCGTCCGTATACAAACATAGTATGAGGATCAACATCTCCATCCATAGACATGGTATGTGGTTTCTCAGCTAAAGCTTCTTTGCCCTTCTGAGCAACTACTTTCAGTCGCTCGGCGTCGCTCATTTTATGGTCCTCATCCTCAGAAGTAATCGACCCAGCATCAACATATATCTCGCATCGATGCATACCGCTCAACTGTTCCTGAGTTTCTCCGTCCCTAGTCACTTCTTTAGTAATCTTCAACGGATTCCCGGATAATGTTTGTGTATCCCCATCTTCTCCAACAGTTAACGCAACGTTTGCGTAATCTTCTTTACTGTCCAAATAAGATGTGTTATTTAAGTTTTCAAATGAAGGACTGAATACAACATACGGAGTTAATTGCTGTGCGTAGGATCTATCAACACCTTTGTACAGCTCAAACTCGAATTGTTTATTTTCATTCAATGTAACTTTAAACCCAATTTGCTTTTCTACGCAAAGAGAGTTTATTGCCTCATATAAGTTTTCATGCTGTTCATACTTGGCGTCGATTGTAAGGGCAGTTATTCTACTGTCCGTACTTTTCTTGAATACAAAGTTAGGAATCTTTCTTTCCGATTTTGACGGTGCTATAATAGCGTCATTTATAAGCTTCTCTATTCCATCTTGGAAATTTCCGCCAAGTGTAGTATTGTCCCATATTATCCTACGCTTCAGCAAGCTCTCAAGAGAGTAGCCTATAACTTTAATTGTTGGTCCTTCTGTGGTATTCGTTTCAAGAAGCATTCCCTGAATAATCATCATGTGAACTGAATCGTCATTTTGAAGATAGTAGTCATTGACTAGATAAGGAAACACTCCATCCATGTCAAAAGTGAGGTAGAGTTCAAAGTCCCCATTCTCTTGATATCTATCAGTCCAAATGAAGGACTTGAACCTGTCAATAATGGCTACTTTTTCAAACCTTGAGTTTAATATTGTAGCTTCCATAAATTATACCCCTTCATAAATTGTATCATTTTCGATTTTGAACTGGATGCTCATTGCACCTTCTGTGGCATTATAAATGAAGATGTTATCTCCTTTCGACAACTGGAACCAGCTCGATCCTTTTCCTAAACAGTTAAGGATGTTGGTAGTTAATCCAGCTCTCAATAATGTAACTGACTTTTCTCCTCGCTTAGTGTTGATAATAATATCATCGCCAGCACCATAGGCCTGACCTGTTAAGGTCTGTATAAAGTCAGTGTTTATCCTCATAACTTCACGAGTTCTAGCGTTATAGATCACAATATCTTTTACTGTATCTAGCGCATGAATCGTTATCTTTATACCAACCGAAGCATCTCCTTTGTACGTTACTACATTCTCGTACATATGTACAATGTCACCAAAGTTTATAAGCTTTTCAGTTAATGAATTGTTTTCAAACGGAAATTCAAATTTAGGATTGACGCCACTAAATAACGTTAGTGTCTTTCCATTTGTTGCATAAAAGTATGGGTCTGGACAAATTACGGAGATTTGAGTAGTTTCATGAGCCTGGAATATTTCAGGTTCATTCGACTCGACGTAACCGAAAGCATCAAGAGATCTCTGATCCGTTACAAATGTTAACGTGAGGTATCTCTTGATAGGGAAATACTTATATGTAGTATGCCTAATAGTTTCGATATCCGTTCCGAATCTAAAATCCAGAGTCATAACTATATTTCTAGTTTCAAGTTTAGCACTATTATATAATGCTCCATCTCCGGTCGCTATCTCACTAGTGTTGATAGTTGCCTTAACTGGCCCTAAACCTTCGATGTCTGTTATAGCTAGACCCGAAACCTCAGGCCTAGCTAGTTCCATTTCTAGGGATTCCCCTAAATAATTAGTAACGATTACTTTCTTTATCATTTAAGAGCCCCCTTTAATTGACTAAACTGGTTCTTTGTCTGTCGATATATCTCTTTATTAGATAATGCTACAGGCGAATTATTAGTCTGGTTGAATGTATAGTTGTTTACAACAGGAGTACTTGAACCCTTAATAGAACTTCGAGATGATCTTCCCCCATTTTGAAGTAGCGATATAGCTTTACTAAGATTGCTTTTGCCTAGTACGCTTCCAGCCAAACTTCCGGCTATAGAAGCTGCTAAACCAGCACTAGCTCCTGCTACAGAAGATCTAGTAGCTGATGTCACTCCGCTACTAACCATTGACGACAGGTTCGAAGTGTTAACATCGACACTTAAACTAGGCATCTGTATTTTAGATAGTTCTGCGTTCACAGCGTCAACCAATGCCTGAGCAGCACTAACAGCTGATGGTATAGCTCCTATAATGCCTTGAGCAAATGAATTACCAAGTGCACTTCCTTTAGAAGATGCTTTGTCGCTGCCTTTTGAAAACGAAGATAATGCTTTATCTACCACTGATTTACAAGAAGATTCTACAGCTGTTAACACCGTTGTTGCAGCAAGACCTAAAGCAAAGCAATAACCAAGAGATGTTCCGGCAGATTTAAAAGCTTTCTTGAAGTTTGTTTCTGCGTAATTCGTAAAGGTTGTACAAGCCTTCTTGGCTGATTGCTTTGCAGACTCTGCAATCCCTTCGGAAGCTGAGTCGATTCCAGCTTTGAACTGGTTTCCAGCTTTCTTACCTGAAGACTTGAATGACGTATCTTTTTTAAGTGCCTCGTCGAACGACTTAGCTACCGCGTGAACAGTTTTTGTCGCTGCAGATCCTTTGAGGTTCCTAGATGAGCCTTTCTTAGAAGATACATCCTTGCCTGTAGCAGCATCAATCATTCCCTGATACATGGAATTGACAGCTCCTAGACCTGCTTCTTTGTACGAATCAGATACTTCTTTAGAAACTTCCTCGTTCATAGATAATGTATCTTTGTAATACTGATTTATCTGCTTCTTTTCATCTGGCGTCATTTGGAAATACGCATCGACAATATCTGCTCCGTCCAAGCCTTTGTTTATCAACTCTTGCAATAGCCTTGGGTCAAGCTCTTTCGACAATACAACAATTTCATCTCGCCATTTCTTAACAGATTCCATATTATCCTTTGCCTGCTGTAAAATTTGATCTTTTGTCATTTGCATCTTCTCTTTGAATACTGCATTTGTTCGACCAATCTGATCAGCCGTGGCAAGTCTGAATCCCTCAATATACGGTATTGCTTGCGTCCCTAGGCTCTTAAGATAATCCAGTAATCCGTCTGCAAATCCCATCTTCTTTAGTTCTTCAAGACCTTCGATTACTCTCTTTTCGGCATTAACCTGTGACCACATACGATCAATGATGGTGTCATTACCGAGATCGTTTACTACTTCCTCGTATCTCGTAAAGTAATCCGTAGAACTTGATATGTCGAAATTAACAAACGATGTGAAACTATCAAGACTGCTCTTTACAGATTCCGTCATAGACTTTGCAGTATCTTCGATTTTCTTCTTTGCATCGTCCCAATCGCTATTTATCTTCTTGAGGTTTTTCTCCATTTCCTTAGCTGCTTCTGAAACAGCATTAGGAATTTCTTTTACGTCTTTCTTAACCTCTTTTGCCGTTTTCTTAACAGCTTTCTTCGCTTTCTTCTTGGCCGCTTCTTTCTCTTTCTTCAAAGCAAATGACTTGATAATATCATTAGCTCCAGATTTCTGAAGTTTAAGATTCTTAACATACACGTCGTTTATTTCTTTACGTTCTTCATCTGAAAAAGTAAGCATTTCCAATACTTTACTAAGGTTTCCAGGACCTTCATCAACCAATTCCTGAACTAGGCGAATATCCCAACCCTGATTAAGCATCTTCTTAATAGAATTCTTCCACTTAACAGCATCTTGATAAGTCTGCTTATAAGAAGCTATAATATCTTCTTTCGTTTGTTTACTAGCTTCTGCATACGCTTTGTTCGCTCTGTCGATTTCTTCTTTTGAAGCATTTGCAAATAATTTTATATATGCATAACCAGATTCTCCCATACCTTTAAGAGTATCAATAAGTCCCTTACTAAGACCATTCTTGGATAATTTCGCAAGGTTATTCTTCATCTCCTGATAACCATCAACCTGACTTTCCATGTTCTTAAGAACTGTACTCATCTCATCGTCCATAGAATCAGAGAATTCGGAGAATATGTTCCTAGAGTTATCGAATGCAATATTCGTAAACTTAGTATATTCCTTTATCGAATTAATAATATTGTTCCTGTATTCTTTGAACGTCGAGTTAATGTTGGACTGGATAGTCTTTTGATCTTCTTTCAGCTGTTTTGCAGCATTTTTAATCGCTGTGTTATTTTCCTTAATAGCCGAATTGAGATTCTTTTTGCTAAGCTTTTTGCCTGAAGCACTAAGGCCCTTCTTTAAACGGTCTTGAGTTTTAAGGAGCTTCTTTAAAGCTGCCTCATGCTGCTTAACGGACTTAGTGTCTTCCTTATACTGATCTGATTCCTTATACAGTGCAATAGCAAAATTCTTGATAGTTTTTTCGGCAGTTTTAGTAGCTTTGCTAAGTGTCTTAAGCTTAGGCGTTGTCTTGAGAAGCTCTTTTCCTAAACTCTTAGAGATTTTAGTAATCGTCTCATAAGGAGTTTTATTAAACGAGCTTACAGCTTTGTCGAAAGTCTTTCCAAACTGATAAGCGACCTTTATGATTTTGGTCATCTTGATCTTTGCTTTCTTGCTGTTCTTCTTAGACCTACCTGTAATTTTCTTAGAAGTGCTATCATATGCACTAGTTACGCCAGCTCCAGTTTTGTTAGCATTTTTGATAATGTCTTTTGTCGTTTTATCCATTTGGTCTGAAAACGTACTGTTGCCTGCATTAAGAATGCCATTTACGGTCTTCATGACGCCATCAACATCTTTATTTCCAACCGATTTACTAATGGATTTCTTAATTCCCTTGACATATCCTGTAACTGTTTTTTGAGCTTTCTTAGCGCCGTCTTTTATTCCTTTTCCAGCGCCTAGCAAAGCTCCTCGTCCCATATCAATTCCCGCAAGCTCAACATCTCCAGCTTTAGATTTGACACCTTTAACAAGTCCTTCTCCAGCATAAGCGCCAATCTTATTGGTTTTCTTGGAAGGCGAATGCTCGTCAAGAGATTTTTTACTCTTCATTCCCTTAAGCAATTGATTACCCAATGAAACACCAGTTGAGTATACCTCAGAGCTCTTGTTCTTTGCTCCACTCATAAATCCTATAGCCGCATTAGCACCAGCCGTGCTAAAATCCTTAGAATTAGATTTCATGCCGCTAGCAAGATTCTTGGCTAATGATGAACCGGCAGACTTAAATTTGGAATTATAGTCCTTGAAAGTACTTTGAGCCGTACTAAGAGCGCTATTTACTACCGAGTTAAACCCATCGGTCGTATCCGTATCTGATTTAAATGCATCGGTAACATATTTCAAGAACTTCTTAGCTACACTTGATGATGGGGACTTCATATCTTCGCTATTGTTTTTCATTCCAGAGGAGATCCATCCTACAACCTTAGAACCAACCTTCTCGAAATCACCCGATTTTGATTCGAATCCATTCTGCACAGATTTTAGGGATGTCTTACCCAAAGCCTTAAATGCTTTGTTCATGTCTTTGACTTTTTTATCTAGTCCGCCCTTAATTCCATTTAACGAATTAATGAAATCAGATAATTGCTTAGCAATAGTTCCAGCGTTAGATGTGTCGGCTCCTTTTATTGTTGCTGAGAAGCTGATGAAACTCTCGCCAAACGATACAAGATTCTTTCCGAATTTCTTTAAGCTCTCCTTGTTCCCGCCAAAGAGTATACTCTTAGCAGAAGTTGCTTCTGGTAGATCATCATTCAATTTTGCAATGGATGTAGCTGCGGCAGATGTAGCTGTTATAGTTGAGGTATCGATTCCGGATACCGTTTTAGAGTACTTAGCAAATGACTTACCAAACGATACCATGCTCTTACCAAAAGTTCCTAAGTCCTGAGAACCGCCGACAAACCATTCTTTCATACCATCCAAACTTGGTATTGTTTTGGCCAATTTAGTAATCGTCATTGCTGCTGCAGATGTAGCATTTATCGATTCGGTATCAACTTTAGATACAGAATCAGAGTATTTGGCAAATGATTTACCGAATGAGACCATACTCTTGCCGAAAGTTCCTAAATCTTCAGAACCTCCTACGAACCACTCTTTCATACCGTCTAACTTAGGAATGGAATTTGCAAATTCGCTTATCGTCATTGCTGCTGCAGATGTAGCCTTTATAGTTGATGTATTAACACCAGCCACTAGACTAGAATAAGTAGCAAATGCTGCTCCGAACGGGATAAGAGATAATCCAAATGAAGTTAAACTTTTAGACCCTGTCAGTAACTGTTTTAATCCGCCAGCTTCAGGTATAGCATTAGCTAAATCTGTTAATGTTTGAGCTGCAGAAGACGTTCCTTTGATTACACCAGGGTTTATATTAGCAACTTCCATAGCATACATTGCGAATGCTGCTCCGAACGGGATAAGAGATAATCCAAAATCAGCGAGATCCTTTGCCCCAGCTAAAAGTTGAGCTAATCCTCCAGATCTTGGTATAGCATTCGCTAATTCAACTAGAGTTTTAGCCGCTATTGCGGTGCCCTTAACTGTTTCCGGATTTACATTTGCTACTTGATCGCCATATGCTTTCATACCAGCACCAAGGTACTGAAGTTGATAAGCAAATTTCTGAATTGGATCTTTTCCAAGGTTTACAAAGGTAGAAATGGCATTTACAATCTCTGCTCCGGCTATTTTGACAATACACCCAGCCAGCACGGACATAGATGATCCTATCTCAGGTTTTACTTTGCCCATTGCAGATAAAAATGGCTGCAGTTTCTTTGCAAAGTCTGATAGATTTGTAGCTATTTGCGGCAATCCATCTGTAATTCCCTGACCAACGCCGGATATGATTCCGCCGACTAATTTTCCTAAACCTTCGCCAAGGATTTCTAATACTTGAACTCCACCGTTCATGAAATCCTGGAATCCAGGTATCTTATTGAGACCTCCGAGTACAGCTATAATTGCTGCGAGTCCAGCGACAAATATCGAGAAACTTCCTAACGCATTTATAGCCCCGGCAATAGGAACATTTTGAAGTATCAGCATAGAAGCTGATATAGATAACAGAACCATGCTTAATCCAGCTGATGCCGCTAACGATCGTTTCCAATCCAATTGAGCTACTAGCCCAATAACACCAGCTATTTCCAAAAGAACTGCACCAGCTAAAAGAACGCTAGCGCGCACCTTTCCAACACCAGCGAACCCTTTTAAGCATAATGTAAATACACCTAAAAGCAATGATATTGCTGCTGATCCTGCCATAACTCCAGTTGGATCTAGCTGAGCCAACAAAGCAATAACTCCAGCTATCTCGCCTACAACCAAAGCAGCAACTATCACTGACTTCTTAGCATCAATTGATACATCGCCAGCTTTGATCATAGCTGACATGCATAAGATTATGGAATCAACAGCCGCGGTCGCTCCTGCCATTTTTGACTGGTCAAGACCGGATAGTATAGCTATAGCCGCAGTTAAAATTACAATAGAACCAGCAACGGTCATCATCATAACACCAGCTCTAGCAGCATATTGTCCAGCGCTAGCGCTAGCTTTAATTAGACCCCCAATAGGTATCATCAGTGCAATTAGATCCGTTATGCATTTAGCCATTGTCTTAAAATCGTACTTCTGTAATTTCTCAAATGCAGCAAGTAAAACATGTAGACTAACAGTAAATCCAAGTAGTAATACGGCTGCTTTAGAGGCATTCGGACCAGCTTTAGCAGATGCCTTAAATAACAGCATCATCGTTCCGAATACGGCTACAAATTGTTTCCATCCTTTCTTCATGGAGCTAAAATCCATATTAGAAATTTTAGACATCACTTTAGCTAATCCATATATTGCCACTACAGAGCTTAATAATGTAAGTGCTCCTCTAGTTCCGCCTAAAGCGTTCGCTTTTCCAACAGCAATCATAAGAACTGATAATGATCCAACAGCCAATACTAAAGCACCAATAGTGCTCCCAGCATCTTCAATATTGTAATTAGACAACCCTTTTATAGCTTTAACCATCAGTAGCAAAGAGGCTGCTAAAGATACAATTTGAAGGGCTCCAGCGGCTGCTAATTTAGCATTTGCACCCATTGTATACTTTGTTAAAGCTCCTGAGCATATTGTAATAACTCCTACAAGCCCTGTAATTACTCCAATATTAATTGCCATGGATTTATTAATGGTCACATTTTGAAGTTTCTCAAGTGCAACAGTCATTAGCAAAATGCTTCCGGCAATAGAAATGACCATTGCTGAAACACCAGAAAATCCCTTTGCTAACTTTTCTGTTGAAATAGAACCGATCGCGTAAGCAAATGCTGTTAATGCTGCACCTAATATACCGATCAGCACAACTGCACCTTCGATTCGATCCTGAGGTAGTACAGTTAACAAAGCTATAGATCCTACCAATATAGCTACAGCTTTTGCAATCTTAATAACTATATCGGCTTTGATAGAATCTTGCCAAGTTTTAAGAGTTAATGCTCCTTGATTTATTAGTTTAATAAAACTGTTACCTATTGCTGCCGGTAATGCAAATAAACCACCGAACCTATCGGTAAGAACCGACAATAACTTAGAGAGATTATAAAGGGCCTTTACAGAAACCCCTCCTAACAAGATAGTTAAGATATTAGCTGTATTAACCTTTCCGGATTTGTCTTCAACGAAAGAAAATACGCCATCAAATGTATCAATCATCGTTTTCTTAAATCCGGCTGCTTGATCGGTCCAACCTTTTAAATATCCTGTTATCTTAGACCTAAGAGAATATAATTTCGAAGTAAAAGAATCTATCGAATCTCCTGCTCCACCAAAACTCTCTTTAGCAACTGCTCCTATTCCAAGAATAGTACTGAGTAAAGCTTTGAAATCTATATGGCCAACTTCTTTACAATGATCAATAAATTCATCAATCAGTTTCCCAGCATTTTCGCCAAAGTCTTTTATATCCGGCCACAGTGTTTTAACTATTAATTCATCTAACAGTTTTATTACTTCCTGAGTACCTTTCCAATTCCATATCGCTTTCGCAAAGTACTCGACATTTTTGATGGAGAACGCTATTGCCGATGATATCAGATTAACGCCTTTGGCCACTACATCAGATACCTTCGCAAACTTGTCAAATTGAACGATTCCATCGCCGAGAACAGCAGTAAGATCAAGTACACTATTTACAGATACTCCCAATAATTTAGAAACTACCTGTAAGGCTGTCTTAAGTCCTACTCCAAGAACGTTTTTAACAATCTTGACAATTGTGAATAAACCTTTCAGTGTCCGATATAGCTTATCAACCTTATCCCTAGACATTATTAGTTTCTTAGTGAAAGCTTCAAATGCATCAGTTATATTTTTTATTTCTTTTGCATTCTTTTCTGGAAATATAGCTCTATAAGCAACCCTAAAAGTATCTAATACAGCAACAGCTGCCGCCATAATATTTACAAATGAATGCATTAAAGAATTTCGACCACCCATTTTCTTCCAAGCATCTAGAGTAGCATTCTTAGCTGCAAACGTTTTTACGATGTAGTTACCGATTATATTGTCTAAAAAGCCCCAAAGTTTTTTAGATTCTTCAAAGTTACCAAATATCGTTTCCCATGTATGTTCCCATCCAGAACCGATAGCTTCTTTCCAAGCTGCGAACATCTGTCCAGCATCTTTAAATTCTGAAGCTGCAGCGTATGCTTTTTGACCAAGTTCTGTTGTTTCATCTGTATACTTGCTAAGTGTCTGAACAAGAACATCAGTTGTCATCCACTGATACTGAAGATTATCGTTCCAGTTCTTGGTAGCGTTGAATGCGTCGGATGTAGCTCCTTTAGCGTTGGTAGTTGTGGTGTAATAGTCTTCACCCTTTTTAACGACTGTGCCTAGAGCAACCGCAGTATCAAGCAAGTTCTGTTTGAAATCCATTGTTGCCATATTAGCAACTTCAATTGATTTCCAGTCGATAAGCTTTACGTATCCTGCTGATAATGCCTGAGCAAAGTTATACATTGCGTGGGATGCCTGTTCTGCATTTGCACCAGAAATTGCTGCTTCGTTCGATACACCCTTAATTGCTGCAACTGCATCCTTCAAACCTACACCGGCGTTTGTAAACTTACCGATATTTGCAGTCATGTCTGAGAACGAATAAATAGTTCTATCTGAGTACTTATTGAGCTCATCGAGATACTTATTTACAGTGGACAAACTTTCTCCAGTAGACATAATAATTGTCTGGATAGAGTTCATCTTTAACTTATATTCATTCCAGCCATCAGACATACCATCAAAAGCTAAAGCCGATACTATTTTTTTCCCTGCATCAACAGCTGCATTTGTAAGTCGATTCAACACGCTCATAGCTACAGTATCCATAGCTGAGAATTTGACTTGAACTGCTTCTACCGCTCTGCCCATTCCGTCCATGTTGAACTTTTTGGTCTCATTTTGAAATTTAGCAAGACTCTTTCCAGACTCACTAAAATCGATGCTTTTCTTAAGAGCTTCTATAGATTTTTGACTTTGACGGATTTTTTTCTCGAATTGTCCATTCTCGAATTGCATTCTGACAACGTCATCTTCAACAACTTTACCCATTATCCAGTGACCTCCTTCCAAGCATCTTTAGCTAGTCTATCAAATACCGGTTTTAAAGCCGGGTTAATATAGTCAACCCCCTGAACATACCCACCATTTCTAGTTCCATGTCCATATTGTAGAATAATAGCTATATTCACATGGTTCACTACATTAGAATTTTTAAACACTAAACTTATAGATCCGTTATCGCGCACTATTTCATAATACCACGATGCAGCTGTTACTCCGGTATCAACAGGAGTTGCAGCCTTGAGGGCGGCTACGCCTTCGCGTCCGTACTTATTTAATATACCGACGTTAACGCCTTCCAAAAGCTTTTCGAAATAATTATCGAGCTTTTTAAAATTGCCCTCAAGTTTGCATCTGATCATATCGTTTCTCCTTTATTCCGCTAATGTAGAACGTTCTACAAATCCTGTATACTTTTTTCCCTTAATAGTTACCACGCACAGTAACCACACAGATTTTTTATACTTGCTGAAGTATCCATAGCATTCAACCTTTCTCCCAGATGGAATTTCAACCATGAGCTTTTTGTTCCATCCAGCGTCGATACGCATAGGAGTTTTCTTAGAAGTTTTATATAACCCCTTATAAAAATAGCTCGTATGTGCTGCATAACAAGTAGTAGTCGTTAGTCCACATGGCGTATTAATTACTGCATCTACTTCTTTCATAACGGCATCGACATCATAATGCTTTTCTTTAAGATTCGATTTGTAATCTTCGCCCCATTGACCAGCAATCACTTCTCTTGCTACTGCTTTAACTTCTTTACCGGAATGGCGATGAGTGCTAGTTCTAATCTTTGGCTGATCTGCATCGTATTTTGGTGTAATAAATCCTCTTATGAATTTACCATTGATGCTGACCGTTCTCTTCTTAACAGAATCCTTATAGTTGCCTTCTGTTACGACAAAGTACCCTTCACTCTTGTTAACATAGGTAACCATTCCTACATGTTTTGGAGTTCCTTTGTTGTCTCCGACCCCATTGTCCTGCCAATCATAAAGACAAGCATCTCCAATTTTAGGAATGTAGTTATCATTCTCTTTCCAGCAACCCATTTTCTGTGCCCTTTTAATAAGGTAGAAACAACTGCACTCAACAGGCATAATATCAGTGTATCCAAGGGCAATTGCTACTGCGGACCAAGTCGTAGCGCACCATGCCATTCCAGGTTTCATAGTGACGCCTCTTGGTTTTGTTTTCTGTTTGTTGTAAATATCAAGAATGGATTTATAAGATCCATCTTTTTCATTTTTGCCAACCCAAGAATTAATAAGGTTAACAGCCGCTTTTCGTGTTCTGGCCATAATGTCACCCCTTTGTGTGTAATTCTTTTTTTCTTCGTTCATTTTCTTTCTTTTGCCATCTTCGGATTTCTTCATTGGACATTTTCTTAGGTGGATTAGTTTTTACAGTGTATAATTCTATTAGCATAAATACACGCTTTATATTCCATTTCTCGCAAGGGTCGAATGGTATTCTAGCCATTGCTAGGTAAGCATATATTAATTCGCTAGTTAACGTCTCCGGTTTTCCTTTGTCGTCATCTCCAATTGTAAAAACCATAGATGCCGTAGCTGGGTCATTGATATAGTCTGTTACTTTTTTAAGTAAATGATCATCAAGCCGTTTAAAGAATTCGACCTTATCGAAAGACCCAACTATCATGCAATACATATAATCAAAAAACTCTTCATCCGTTAGAGTTCCTTCATCCATGAGTTTCAGCAATGGCTTATGCCATATTTGCTCCCATTTTGAAATTGCTATTAAGGAGTGCTCGAGCTTAATCTTAGTAGGTTTTACAACCTTTCCAAAAGTTTGAGTTTCTTGATCAAATGGCTCATATCCGGGAAGAATTAATTCGAGCATAATTATCTCCTTAGTTTCCTTCTTTCACAGCATCATCAGTTGCAGCCACAGATCCTGCTACTTCCGCCATTGCTGCTGAGATCGCTTTTCTCTGAGCATCGCTTAATGTAGCATCGTCATAGACTCCGGATTCCGCTGCTTTCTTGATCTTGTCATGTACATCGTCAGGCATGATATTAAGCAGAAACTCGGAAGCTTTTGCTTCGTCCATACAAATTTCCATAAAGAACTTGTCATATGCTGCAGTAGCCTTGAACTCTGCCAGTGCTTCAGGAGTCTTTGTAAATGTACGGCCGTCAAGAGATTTGATTCCGTAAGATGCATCAATAATCTTCTCAAAAAGATTCATGATATCCGGCTGAGACTGTTTCTGCACCATAAGGCTCATATATGATGTTAAGCCCCCGTTAAAGCTTGTTTCCAATTTTAAAATTTCACTCGGAGTAAGATTGAAGTAGAAATCTTCAGATCTCTCATTTCCATCAAAGTCCTTGTAATTAATAGTTTTGATAAACATAATTTAATCTCCTTTCATTCTTAAAAATCCTAGTCTGCATATTTCAGCAGACTAGGAAAAACTTTATTCTGTTTTAAGTGTTACACCTGTAAGTAAGTATTCTTTTGTTTCTGTCGCGCCTTTGTTAGTTGCTTTAATCAAGATGGACTGCTTATTAGTGTCCTTGATCTTAAGAACTGCCTGATGATCAGACTGGAGAAGTTTAGATGGACCAGATGTTCCGCCCTTAACTTCAACTGTTAATGATTCAGGGAAACCACTCTTTGGAGCAATATCAAGAGCGATGTAATTACCACTCTGTTCGTCGACTTTACTGCTGAATCCTGTATAGCCCGTCACGTAGTTAAGAGTACCAGAAATTACTCCAGTACTCTCATTGACCTTGATATTGGACTGAAGGTCAGCTGCCTTCTTTCCAAGCAGGTCGTCTTCTCCTGTAATAGGAATTGCAGAGACGTCCAGTGACGGGTCTGTTATTTTAAAAGGTTAATGATCTCATCCGGAAGCAGCAACTTAGCTTCTGTACTTTCTGTGCCGTATAAAGCATCCTCAATCTTCTTCATCTTGGTAGCTTCGACCTTTGTGGAATCAATCTCGAGATGAGCAGTAGGCTTGAATCCGTCAACTGTAACTGGGGTTGTTGATAATTCCCAACTGAACGAAATTGCCTCTGGTGAATCATTTACTGTCTGGAAGCCTTTCTCAGATGGAGAAGCCTTAGCTCCGTAAATGATATGAATCTTGTAGCCATAATCATTACTCTTTACATCATTACCGATCAGGGTACGATAAGAGAAGCCGAATGTATCTCTGTTCTGCTGGCCGATAGTAACTCCCTTACTAATCTCGGCTGTGCCGTTACATCTGTCAAATGCTTCTGGATAAGTATAAGCTTCGATTGTAGCTCCAAACTCTTCTGCTGACATGAGGCTAAGATATTTCATGTTATCAGCATATACAGCAGATGCTTCTGCTCCAGATGGAGATTCTGTAACTGCGGTAAGACCATTCCACGCAGAACCAGCGCCATATTCTCCGTCAATAACCGGGTAAATAACGCCATGATCTACACCGGTTTCGTATTTACGTTCTCCGGTTTTGTCCCATGTTAATTTAGACATGTTTTTCCTCCTTTAAAATATAATTACAAAGACCGAATGATACATGCCATCTGATAAGTAAGATCTATTGAATCTCGCAGTGGGCATCTCCACTATCTTATCAATCAATGTACTATCCGGGTCTTTAGTTACCACTTCTACTGCGTATTCTTTATCAACGCTATAATTTTTATTATCTGCCGATCGAATATTATAATCATCAACAGAATATATTATAGCTGGGTATTTTATGTTTTTTATAACTTTTTGCCCAGCACCGGATACATTAGAAGGGGGCTGGAAATATACATTGACACCCTCTCCAACGATATCTTTTAAATATCTATCAAAGTCAAGTCTCGTCCTCATTCCACAGCTCTCCCAACGTTATTATAAGTCTAGGGGCATGCGAAGCATCAACTTCTGTTGCCTTCCACTTAGCCCCCATAAACTCAATCCATCTCATGTTAATGAAATGATCGCGTATATAGGCATCGCCGACTACACTTATCTGATTAGAGATTGAAATATTGCTATTGATCTGCTGCGAATCCTGAAGACGTCTCGTATTACGAAGAATATCTCCTCTATATGTACGCTCGGTTATTTCCTCAGTCCAAACTGATTGGGCTGTTTCCACTTGTTCTGCAAAGCCGATCTTACCGCACCATCTATTCACGATCATTTCCTCCCATTTTGATTAGTTGCCGCTCTGGCCAGAAACTGTCTTGCTAAGATCTGCTGTTGGGATCTTTGTCTCGATTGCAATAGCTGATAATGGCTTGATTAACGCACCAGAGATACGTGTCTCGATAAGATACTTCTGAGCGTTGTAATCAATGTCAAAGTCATCGAACATGTTGATAGCTCCGCCCTTGTCTGCACCGATGTTATAATCCTGCAGGTTTACGATAATACCATGAAGAGCTAATGTGTCAGTCTTGTCCACACGAGTAAGACCTTCCATAACCGGAACGGATACGATCTTAGATACACGGCATGCTGTAGCCAGCTTGTCAATGTTGTCATAGATGATACGGCCGTTCTTATCTTTCAGCAGCAAGCACTCAGTAATGATTGACTCTGGAGCGAATAGCTTCGGATTGCCAGAACCCTTGTAGTCGATACGTGCTCTTACACAGGCCTCGATAAATGCTGTAGCCTTCTCAGCTGCGGTTGTTTCTTTTGTAATTGCAATAGGATACTTAATTGTGTAGAGATCGGCATCTTTCCAAATTGGACGAATGTTGTCCTCTTTGATGTGATCGTCACTGGACGTAAGCCGCCCGTCGCCGACCAGGACTGCTCTTGCGATTTCCTCGTTCAGCATCATTCTCATTTCTGCTTTCAGCCAAACGATTACGTCGAAATCTGTAATATCAATTACATCATCACGATCGATCTTCTGTTTCTTGTAGATTGTCTGCGGGGTGGTTGTTCTCTTCAGTAATGAGAATACTTCCTCCTTCTTCAGCTTACCTTTGATGTAACCTCTTGCACGAGCTTCATCCTCACGCAGGTCTGCAAATGTAGATTTGATTCTTGAGAATGGTGTATGATGTACACCGTTCATTACTTCGGTTACCCATCCCTGGTCTCTTGCAATGAACTCAGGTGGTGTGTTTAAATTTTTGGCATCCGGGAACAGGTACTCAATATTTGTAATACCATGAGCAAGGAATGATTCTTTCATAGAGCCATATCTCTTACCGTCCTCGATAATCTCCTGCATTTCGCTGTGGGACAGAACGTCTCCGTTGTCTGTATTGTTGCCTTCAAATAAGTTATGTGTGATTGCACCCATGTCGTCATCCTCCTCTTCATATTCTTCGGAATCGTCATCATCTTTGTCAGGATCTTCGTCGTCATCCTCCTCTTCATATTCTTCGGAATCGTCCTCTTCATCTTCATCCTCGTCCTCGTATTCATCTTCGTCTTCGAGAGCGTTAGGATCTTCTGCTAATGCACTTCCTACAGCCATGTAGAAAGCATCCTTCTGTTCTGGCGTCATTGTATCAACGACATCCTGAATGCTCTTATTAGCCACTTCGTCTTCTCCTTTCTCATCTGAGTGCATAATCTCAAGATATTCTCCCGAATAAATATATGCCTCATAATCATCATTGTCAATTGTGTCACCATGTGCTAAGGCAACATCTTCAATGTATGCTCCTGGATTTGCTCCTGCAAGAACAAGGCTAAGTTCTTTAATTTCACCATGCTGAACATATGGCCCACGCTGCTGAAGATGATTAGCCCAAATGCTAAGCGAATCCATATCTCCGTGCTGAACAGCATCTTTCGCGATTTGACCATTATCTGAACCGTTGAAATATCCGTACGCATAAACACCATCTTTTCGGCATTCCATATAAGCATGCCCAAGCACGCTATTAATGTTACCGTGATCATGGTTATACACTAATGGAACTTTAGCGCCATCGATATCATCAAAAGCACCATGCTGAATAATTCTTCCATCAGCGCAAAGAATACCAAACTTTGTAGCCCAGCCCTTAAAGTCGCAATCGGCATACTTTGAGCGTTTAGCTCCCATTTTGAATTCCTCCTTTATTGTTCTTCTGTTTCCTCGTCAGCAGAATTTGTATTATACATCTGATCCAATTCAGTGTTCGACGCCGAAATATTATTGTTCGTCAGCGTATCTGCCTTAGGATCATCCACTGGCCTTAATCCAATTACTTGCCTGAATTCATTAGATGTCATTATACAGTTTCTCGTGAACTTATCAGCGAGCTCTGCAAGATTCGTAGTAGACACCAATTTGAATGGATCTCTGAAATATTTAATTGCATGCCCTTTGGTCCTGGCAGTCTTTGTTAAGAATTTACGATTCATCTCATCTACGACTGCTGCAAGTATTGGCTCAACTATACTATTGTAGTAGTTATTCATTGTATTCTCGTCTGCTGTGCCATTGAGAATCTCTACCGTCATTCCAAGCTGAGAGAATAACAAATTCGTGAAATACTCTACCTGCTTGAGCAAATTGTTTTCAATTGAACGATTCAACTGAGTGACATGTTCAGTCGAATCTATATATGCAATACCATATTCCGAGCTTGCCAATTGTTCAGTAAGTTCTTTACGACGTTCTTTGGCCTGAGCTCTCTTTGCTTCAGACTTAATCGTATATGGCAACTGAATAATCAAATCAAGCTTATCAGATCCACTTCGATCATCTATGAAATCGAGAATTGCAAGCTTTCTTTTCAGTCGATGCGCCGTTGAATTCTGTGCATTCATAATTGCATAGAATGGATTTTCAACGATCGCGACCATTTTCTTTGGAAGGTCCATTTCCTCGAATTCACCAGTGCGATCATTGTAGATTCGCACTCTAACATGGCGCGGATACCAATTGATTATCTTTGCTGTACGCATCGTCTGAATATCGTAAACGTTGCCATGCACGGGGTCCATAGTCGTATCAATCGGAACTATAGCAACGCATCCTTCGTCAAGAAGTTTCAGGAAAATATCCTGTTTAAACGCTCGCGATGTCTGATCAATATTGGCTTCCATTGTTAAACAGTAGTTAAGCCCATCCTCAACGTCGTCAGTAAAGCGTTTGTCTGCGTCTAGCATGACGTGTTCTACGTCAATTGCTGCGGCATCTACGGATATCTTATTGTAGATCGTTGTAACGATTGACCGTTCATTTCCCATCGTAAGTCTAGGACGAGATGGATTGTCATAGCTCACTGCGCCAAGACCAGTTCCATTTTGATACACTGTTGGATCTTTGTTCATAAATGCATTCCAACCATGCTTTAATCTGTTCATAAAACCCATAAGTAATCTCCTTATTTAGTAAGGTAATCCAGATAAGCTTTGCCTGCGCGCTTAGCTTTATTGAAAGATCTGCTTACTTTCTTAGCTTTCTTCTTAGCTGATTTGTAAGCTTTGCTGGCATCTCTAGAAACTCTATTGTATTCTTTCTTAGCTGACTTATATGCCTTGTTAACATTCTTCTTTACCGATGTTGCATAAGGTTTAGCATCATTGGCAAGCTTCTGACCAGCTCGTTCAATTTTGTACTCTGCCTTTGATCTGACAGAATTTGCCTTATTGCGTGCTTCTGCAGAAGTCATTGCACGGCCTCTAGCAGTTGACGTAGCTTTTCTTACTTTCTTATATGCACCAGTCTTCTTAACATCGCGAGCAAGTTTCTGTCCAGCTCTGGTAACTTTGTACTCACCCTTTGAAATTACAGACTTTGCTTTTGCCCTTGCAGCGTTTGCTGTTGGGGATTTTGAAGCTTTATCCAGAAGATATCTTGCCGCTACTGTCTTTGCAACTTCATCTCGGGTTGCTACTTTTTTAGCAAAGTTTGCTGCTTTCTTTACCTTTGTTGAAGGCGCGTTCTGATTCTTAACATTAGCAGCTATTTGTTTCATCTGCTGCGTTTGTTTCTTCTTTACAAGATCTGCATTCTTTTTAGCAGCTGTATGTGCATTTACAGCTCTGATACGTTTTTGAAGATCTTTTTCTTTTTGGGCCTTCTGTGCTGCAATTGCGTCCGTTGGACCTTTATAAGGTATATTCTTTTTTGCTTGATTAGCGGCATTGTTCTTATAACGAAGCTTTTGCATTGCTTGCCGCCTCTGTATTAATACAGCATTTTTTTGTGCTGCTTCATTTTCAGGATAAATATATCTACCGTTCTCGATACGAATATATTTATGATTTTTCCAGCTATGTTTGAGAACGGTGTTTCCGTCCTCATCGGTGGCCTTGTAATATACAGAATTACTCATATTACCATCCTTTCTGTTTCTTTTTAAGTTTTTGAACGTATTTTGCACCACGGATAGAAGCTAACTCAGCATCTACCGCTTTCTTCTTTTCTGCAGTTCTGCTTGTACGCCGTTTGATTGCTTCAGACTTCCTGGTGTACTTAGCAGCTTTCTTTCCATAACGGTTCGCTTTCTTCCGAGCTCGTTCGGCTTTTTGAAGATTTCCGGTATACCCAATATCTGTAATAGCGTGGTCACGCTTAACACGTTTTGCCTCTTCCTTTTCTTTGAACTTGACTCTTTTAGCCATAGCTTCTGAAGCTTTTCGTTCGTAATTAGATATACGTGACTTTGTCTTCTGAGAAGTTTGTTTCTTCATCTTGGATGCAAGTCGATCTGATTTTGACTCTAGATGCGATGCTCTTCTTCCAGAATGCTGATACGGATCTTTTCCCGATCCATACTTGTAACGGCCAGACCGCCTTGGCAGTCCATAATGTTCCAGATGATCACCGCCTAAGTCCGAATGAACTAACGAAAACGTGCCATCGTCATTCTTTATTTTTACATACATAACCATTACTCCTATTCGAATGCGTCTTTATTAACTTTGTAAGCAACAAGTGCATCCATCAATGCTGAGACGTTATCGATTTTGTCTTCGTAACGTTTCTTGTACAGTTTCCTGTTTCCGTTTGTATCTTCCAATGTTATGCAATGGCCCATACAGAAACTCATTAAAGATTCATCGAATATCAGCATCCTCTTTTCCGATAATTTCTTAATTTCTCCAAGAGGAACCGTTTCAGTTCTAACGCCCTGCGGAACTTTCTCAATTCCGAATGACCCATTCTCCTGAGCCCATCTTTCAATAAACTCTTTTGCATTATATGGGTCATAGCCCAAAGCGCAAACATCATACTGAGCGTCTATTATGAACTTGTCTAGATCCTCATATACATCTTGCACATCGATGATGCTTCCCTCCATAACAATAAGAGTGCCTTCGTCGATAAACTCTTGATACTTTTGTCTCATTGCTAAGTTCAACTTACTCAAAGTAAGTGTGGTTATATAACTTCTAACTTTTACTCCAAACATTCCGTTTCTCAGTGGGAACAAGAATGTGAAAGCACAGAAGTCATCACCTTGAGAAAGGTCCGCTCCCATTGCGCATGACATTTTCCAAAAGCTTCTAGGTCTGTGCGGAAGTGTTTCTTCGTAAGAGAAATAATATGTATATCCCTCCATAGGAATTCCGAAACGTTTTGCCAGAATATCATTTCTTGTAGCTGGTGCTTTCTCAGCTCGTTCAACATCTTGCTGAATCGTCTCATAGCTGACTGTGATCGGTAGGTTCGGATTAGCCTTAGGCCACATGTCTGGGTCTCCGACTTCATCCACGCTATCAAGCCTGTAATACCAAATACTAGTATGCCAGTTCTGGTATTCGCCTTTGAGAATGTCCATTAATTCCATTTTAATGGCATCTCCACATCCATTACGGACGGTACCTTCCGAACTTACTGCTAAGATTACATATCCATCTATTTTGGCTGCACCCTGCTCGATCGCACCAATTGGATCTTCTCTCAATTCACCAGAGAGCCATTCGTCAACCGTTGCTACTTTTACTCGTAATCCCTGAAGTTTGTTAATGCTCAGGGGTCTTATCTCGAGTAGTGAATCCGTAAGAAAGTTCTGTATACCTTTTTTGGTTGATGCAAGCTTTACACGGTTCGCTTTTGAACCTGTGGTGTTCTGTATAGAACCTTCGGTTAAAAACTGGAACACCGGCCCTCTCGCTCTGGCTATGGCAGTGCTAATTGCACTTGTAACCTCTTCAGCCTGTTTCATTGTTGGGGCTGTTGTAATCTGATGTGTCGTTGTTGTATCGACTGTCAGAAAATAAGCTTGCACTAAACTCTCGTATAACGATTTTGCATTACTTCGAGAAATGATAAGATACTGTTTGTTGACAAGACGCTTTTTGACGGATTTCCTTACGAAATGTCCGCCTCGTCCAGAAGCATTTGGTTCATACACCGTTTTCTCAACGTAATAGAACCAACCAAATAATTGCTCTCCCCAAAGTTTAAATGTATCCAACAGTTCCAAGTCGGACCCATCGGTCAAGACCATTTCAGATTCACAGAAAGCAATCCATCCTTCTACAGCATTGTCGTCATAGTATACACCGGGGTTAGCTATAAGCCAATCAATACGGTTCATCTCCATGGAAATCTCCCTATTAACAGGAATCTCTCCATCCAGGACTTTATCTCGGAACTCCCCGTAGTACCTAGGCGTTGCCGTATTGCTTAGCATTTTGCATCACCTACTTCTTTTTCTTTTTCGTACTCTTTGTTTCAGCTTTAACTGCTTCATTAATCATCTTCTGAGCGGCAGCATTGAGTTTACCCTTGATATAAACTTTTCCTTGTTCTTTCACAACTTCTGTAACTGCAGGAACAATAATATCTTTCATAGCTTTATCAACTAACATCTTTGGTAATGGCTGCTTCTGCGGATGGTTTTTAAGGTATGTGGCTTCCATCTGATCTCGAGTATTTATTCGTTTAAGCTCTTCGTCAGATAAAGTTTTTACATATGCCTTTTCGTTTCTGTATTTAGATTTTTTTTGTTTCTTTTTTTCAAGTCGTACAGCTTCTGTTCTTTCTCTTCGTTTATTATTTTGTTTTTCAACTCTGCTCTTTTTAGAAAAACTTTTTATAAACTTCTCACCAGCTTTA